GTCGAGTCTAAAGTAGACTTTCCTCTTGTAGTTGAAGAGAATTTGAAATATGTCACACGTCAAGAAGATTCTCGAAACCTATGTACCGCCTACAAGCTAACAGGGAAGAAGGAAGAAGGGAGTCAAGAGCCTTTGACGTTTGCTTCTATCAACAATGGAAGCGAATACCTTATCGACGTTTCGTGGTTTACTACACGCCACATGAAGCCTCGATATATTGCGAAATCTAAAAGCGACGAACGTTTTAGAATTAAGGAAAATTTGATGAGTGCTGCGCGTGCTTATCTCGACATCTACAGTCGACCTCTAATTGGATATGAAGCTTCAGCGGTCCTTTATAACAAGGTTCCAGACTTGCATCATACTCAACTGATTGTCGACGACCACTATGACGTTATCGAGTGGAGAAAGATATCTGCTCGAAAAATTGACTACGATGACCTTTCGAACTCTACTATCATTTTCCAGGACCCTCGAAAAGACTTGATGGACTTGCTAAATGAAGACGGTGAAGGTGTACTTTCTGGAGAAACTGTAAATGAGTCTCAAGTGGTTATTAGATACGCAGATGATATTTTAGGGACTAATTTTAATGCAGAATCTGGAAAATATATTGGTGTCCTAAACACTAATAAGAAACCAAGTGAATTAGTTCCTGACGACTTTACATGGATTCGACTGGAAGGTCCTAAAGGTGACCAAGGGTTACCGGGAGCTCCTGGACGTGATGGAGTCGACGGTGTACCTGGAAAGAGCGGAGTAGGAATAGCAGATACGGCTATCACCTATGCTGTATCCATTTCCGGAACGCAAGAGCCTGAAAATGGGTGGAGCGAACAAGTTCCTGAACTCATAAAGGGTCGATTCTTGTGGACTAAAACATTTTGGAGATACACTGACGGCTCACATGAAACTGGATACTCCGTTGCCTATATAGGACAAGACGGAAATTCCGGAAAAGACGGAATCGCAGGTAAGGATGGAGTAGGTATAGCCGCAACGGAGGTCATGTATGCAAGTTCTAAATCTGCTACTGAAGCTCCAGCTGGAGGATGGTCGACGCAAGTTCCTACTGTCCCAGGTGGTCAGTATTTATGGACTCGAACAAGATGGCGCTACACTGACCAAACTGATGAAATTGGATATTCAGTTTCAAGGATGGGCGAACAGGGTCCAAAAGGTGACGCAGGTCGTGATGGTATTGCCGGAAAAAATGGAATAGGGTTGAAGTCAACTTCTATTTCTTATGGAATTAGTCCTACTGATTCTGCGGCTCCTGGAGTATGGGCTTCACAAGTTCCTTCTTTAATTAAAGGTCAATACTTATGGACTCGAACTATTTGGACCTATACAGATTCAACTACTGAAATAGGGTACCAAAAAACCTACATTCCAAAAGACGGGAATGACGGTAAAAATGGGATTGCTGGTAAGGATGGGGTAGGAATTAAGTCTACGACCATTACCTACGCAGGCTCAACCTCAGGAACAGTTGCGCCTACTTCAAATTGGACTTCTACTATTCCAAATGTTCAACCGGGATTCTTCTTGTGGACGAAAACTGTTTGGAACTATACTGATGACACTAGTGAAACAGGTTACTCAGTTTCCAAGATAGGTGAAACAGGTCCTAGAGGAGTTCAAGGTCTTCAAGGTCCTCAAGGGCTTCAAGGTATTCCAGGTACTCCAGGGGCCGATGGGCGCTCCCAATATACCCACCTAGCCTTCTCGGACAGTCCTAATGGTGAAGGATTTAGCCATACAGACCAAGGTAGAGCATACGTCGGTCAGTATCAAGATTTTAATCCAGTTCATTCAAAAGACCCTGCATCCTATACATGGACGAAATGGAAAGGGAATGACGGGGCTCAAGGTATTCCTGGTAAATCGGGAACGGATGGAAAAACTTCATACTTTCATATCGCTTACTCCAGCAGCGCTGACGGTTCGAAAGATTTCAGCCTAGAGGACCAAAACCAGCAATATATGGGATATTATAGCGATTTCGAACCTAATGACAGTCGAGACCGAACTAGATATAAATGGTTTGATAGACTTGCAAATGTCCAAGTCGGCTCCCAGAACTTGCTTCGAAATACAGCTACGCTTCCTATAAAGGACGGGATAGGTGATACTTGGAGCATTAGGTCTGGAGGTAACGGAACCGCTGAAGTTCTTACTCTTAATAATTATCCGGTACCTGGTATCCTAAAAGGTATTAGAGTTAAGGATAACACGAACAACGGAAACAAGGATTTAGGTCAAAACGTTAAACTAATTATAGGTCAACGTTATACCGTATCCTGCTGGGCCCGTGTAAGCTCTACAAGTGAAAAAGATACCGTGAACTTAATAATGAGAGCTTGGACAGTGAATGATACTAACAGGATACTCTTTAAGGCTATAAGTAACAAGACTTGGGTTAAGTACAGTCTATCCTTTACCGCGGACGCAGAAAATAACGGTATTCAGTTTGGTCAAAACGGACCTGGCAATATCGAAATCTGCGGTATGAAACTAGAGCTCGGTAACGTACCTACAGACTGGTCTTTAGCAGTAGAAGATATTCAGTCTCAGTTAGATGGAAAAGCAGACCATAAACTAACCAATGCTCAACTAACAGCTCTTGCAGAAAGAGCTCAACTTCACGACGTTGAACTAAAAGCTAAAGCAACCATGGAGCAGCTAAGTGATTTAGAGAAAGCCTATAATGGTCGAATAGCAGCCAACGAGGAAGCTGTTAAGAAAGCAGAAAGCGACCTTATTGAGGCCGCAAGTAGAATTGAGGCTACTGTTCAAGAACTTGGTGGACTTCGAGAATTGAAAAAATTCGTTGATACCTATATGAGCTCAAGTAACGAAGGTCTCGTTATTGGTAAGAATGATGCAAGTTCGACCATTAAAGTTTCAAGTGACCGAATTTCAATGTTCTCGTCAGGGAAAGAGGTTATGTATATTAGTCAAGGGGTTATTCATATCGATAATGGTATATTCACGCAGTCTGTTCAAATTGGTAGATTTATAACCGAGCAATATACATTCAACGCAGACATGAACGTGATTCGATATGTAGGATAAGGAGAGATAAATGACAAGATTTTCAAACTGGAGCGGATATCTTCGCTTGAATCTATATGTAGAGCAAATTAGTCAAGACGTTACTAACAACACTTCTCGAGCAAGGTGGAGAGCAACAGTTGACCGTGAAGGAGCTTACAGAACCTGGACCTATGGAAATATCAGTCTTTTAAAAGTATGGTTGAACGGCGCTTATGTATATAATAGCAATCTTGATTTTGATACTAGTGGAGAAGAAATCACTCTTGCTAGTGGAGAAATCACTGTTCCTCACGACAGTGAAGGGAACAAGACCATGGACGTTTGGGCGTCGTTTGACCCTAACAATGGAGTTCACGGAAATATCACCATTTCTTCAAACTACACTTTCGACAAAATTCCTCGTTCGTCTCTAATTGCAGGACTAGACGGGAATAGATATTTAGGTTCACTTCATACCATCAACCTTAATCGAAAAGTAAGCTCTTTCACTCATCAAGTTTGGTATAGGGTTTTTGGAAGCGATTGGATAGACCTAGGAAAAAATCATACTACTAGTGTCTCATTCACTCCTCCACTTGACCTAGCAAGGCATCTTCCAAAAGCAAATTCAGGGTCGCTCGATATATGTGTTCGAACATATAACGGAAGCACTCAAATAGGTAACGACATCTATTCAAATGGATGGAACTTCAAAATTCCTGATAGTGTGAAGCCTACATTTTCCAGCATTTCATTAGTTGAAACAAATTCGAATGTCAAGCAGATTATGAATGGAAATAACTTCCTTCAAATTATGTCTAACATTCAAGTCAACTTTAATAATGCCTCAGGAATTTACGGTTCTTCAATTGAAACTTTCCACGCTGAAATCGTTAATCGAAATCAGTCTATTTCGAAGAATGGAGCTCAATTAGGAATAATGAACTTTAATGGAGCCGCAACGGTTCGATCGTGGGTTACAGATAGTCGAGGAAAGCAATCTAATGTTCAAGATATTCAAATCAATGTCATCGAATACTTTGCACCTTCATTGAGCTTTACTGTTCAACGTACTAGACAGAGTCCATCTACATTGCAAGCCCTTCGAAATGCAAAAATTGCTCCTATATCTGTAGGTGGACAGCAAAAGAACTTTATGCAAATCACGTTTTCAGTTGCACCTTTGAATACTGAAAACTTTGTAGAGGACAGAGGACCAGCGACTGCTACTTTTAGTTCAATTAGTCTACTTACTAACTCGTCCGCCAATTTAGGCGGAAGCTATGGAGCTGACAAGTCCTATATAGTCAAAGCAGTTCTTCGAGACCGATTTACTTCTACGACGTTCAGTTCAACTATTGCAACTGAAAAAGTAGTTCTAAACTACGACAAGGACGGCCGACTAGGAGTTGGTAAGGTCGTAGAGCAAGGGAAAGCAGGTTCAATTGACGCAGCCGGAGATATCTATGCCGGCGGGAACATTTATGCACCTGGAACTATCTATGTAGCAGGTAGTCCTATTCAACAGTATCGTCTAACAAATAATAACGGAGGACTAACTAAAAATAGTAGCCAATGGGACGATGTTTGGAATAAACAAGGAACAGAGTTTGGCTGGAGGTCAGCTAAGTATCCTGATAATCCTACAAGAAGAGATTGGGGGCTATTCCAGAACTTTTGGATGGATACCTGGAAACTTGCTCAAACATTTATATCCTTTGATAGTAAACCGAGAATGTTCATTCGAATATCTAATAATAATAGACAATGGGCGCCGTCTGCGTGGAGAGAGGTTGTTTTCAAAGACGACTTCACTGATGCCAGTTGGCAGAAATTAGTGCTTCAAAACGGCTGGAACCATTATTCTAGTTACGGTGACGCATACTACTCGAAAACTTTCGAGGGCGTAGTGTATTTCAGGGGAAATGTTTGGAAAGGTGTTACGGATAAAGAAACTACCATTGCAGTACTTCCTGAAGGATTTAGACCTAGAGTTCAAATATATCTTCAAGCGCTCAATAATTCTTACGGAAATGCTATCCTTTCACTACATCCTGATGGAAGACTTGTGGTCAAAGAAGGTGTAGATAAATCTTGGTTAAATTTAGATAATGTTTCTTTCCGTATTTAATTCGAGGTAAAATAATGTTATAATATTTTAGAAAGGAGGTGAGTACCATGTTAGAACTTACAAAATCACGTCAACTTGTTGCAGAATTTACAGTCGGTCAAGGAACTGAAAAGAAACTTGTCAAGACTACTATCATCAACATTGACGCAAATGCAGTATCAACGGTGTCCGAGACGCTTCACGACCCTGACCTGTATGCTGCGAATCGTAGGGAACTTCGAGCAGACGAGCAAAAACTTCGCGAAACTCGTTACGCTATCGAAGATGAAATCTTGGCTGAACAGTCAAGAACTGAAGACGCACGATAATCGAGAAAAGGAGGCGCCAATCTATGCCAGAATGGCTAACAGATACAGCAGTCTTGACGACGATTATCACTGCGTGCACCGGGTTACTTACTGTTCTCGTTAATAAGATTTTCGAGTGGCATGCTAGCAAGTCTAGAGCAGTGCTAGAAGAAATTTCAGGCACACTAGGAACACTTAAAGACCAGGTCGACGGAATCGACCAAAGGACAGTAGAAATCAATCACCAAAATGACGTCATTCAAGACGGAACTAGAAAAATTCAACGTTACCGTCTGTATCACGACTTGAAAAAGGAAGTGATAATGGGCTATACAACTCTCGACCATTTTAGAGAGCTCTCTATCTTATTCGAAAGTTATAAGAACCTTGGCGGAAATGGTGAAGTAGAAGCCTTGTATGAAAAATACAAGAAATTGCCAATTAGGGAGGAAGATATAGATGAAACTATCTAACGAACAATACGACGTAGCAAAGAACGTGGTGACCGTAGTCGTTCCAGCAGCGATTGCACTAATTACAGGTCTTGGAGCATTGTATCAATTTGACACTACTGCTATCACAGGAACCATTGCACTTCTTGCGACTTTTGCAGGGACTGTCCTAGGAGTTTCTAGCCGAAACTACCAAAAGGAACAAGAAGCTCAAAACACTGAGGTGGACTAATGGGAATCGATATTGAAAAAGGCGTTGCGTGGATGCAGGCCCGGAAGGGTCGAGTATCTTATAGCATGGACTTTCGAGACGGTCCTGATAGCTATGACTGCTCAAGTTCTATGTACTATGCTCTCCGCTCAGCCGGAGCTTCAAGTGCTGGATGGGCAGTCAATACTGAGTACATGCACGCATGGCTTATTGAAAACGGTTATGAACTAATTAGTGAAAATGCTCCGTGGGATGCTAAACGAGGCGACATCTTCATCTGGGGACGCAAAGGTGCTAGCGCAGGCGCTGGAGGTCATACAGGGATGTTCATTGACAGTGATAACATCATTCACTGCAACTACGCCTACGACGGAATTTCCGTCAACGACCACGATGAGCGTTGGTACTATGCAGGTCAGCCTTACTACTACGTCTATCGCTTGACTAACGCAAATGCTCAACCAGCTGAGAAGAAACTTGGCTGGCAGAAAGATGCTACTGGTTTCTGGTACGCTCGAGCAAACGGAACTTATCCAAAAGATGAGTTCGAGTATATCGAAGAAAACAAGTCTTGGTTCTACTTTGACGACCAAGGCTACATGCTCGCTGAGAAATGGTTGAAACATACTGATGGAAATTGGTATTGGTTTGACCGTGACGGATACATGGCTACGTCATGGAAACGGATTGGCGAGTCATGGTACTACTTCAATCGCGACGGTTCAATGGTAACCGGTTGGATTAAGTATTACGATAATTGGTATTATTGTGATGCTACCAACGGCGACATGAAATCGAATGCGTTTATCCGTTATAACGACGGCTGGTATCTACTATTACCGGACGGACGTCTGGCAGATAAACCTCAATTCACAGTAGAGCCGGACGGGCTCATTACTGCTAAAGTTTAAAATATAGAGAGGAGGAAGCTCTTTTCTTAATATTGTTTCTCTTAATCCCGCAGGGTCGAAACCTTGCGGGGTTTTGTGTCGTATATTACTCTATTTACTTATTCGAAGATTTCAATTATAATTAAATAGTCAACATGATTCATGATTGTTGATATGACCCTTTCCGCCCTACATAATTTGTGGGGCGTTTATTTTTTTTTATAAAAATTTTTTACAAAATGCTTGACAACATTCATTCATTATCATATAATACAATTATAAAAATAAATAAAGCCGAAAGGCGAGGAGGACATTATGTCAAAAATCAAATTCGAAAACCTTAAAAAAGGTGATGTTGTGCTACGAGCTAAATCTCAAACGAAGTTTAAAATCGTTTCAATTTTAGCAGACGAAAAGAAAGCAGACCTTGAATCATTAGAAGACGGAGGCGAACTTCACCTTTCAGCTTCAACTCTTGAACGTTGGTACACAATGGTAGATGAAACTGAACCTAAAAAAGAAGAAGCTGCTAAACCTGCTAAAAAGGCTGCTCCTGCTGTTGCTCGACCTGCTCGAAAAGGTAGAGTTGTTCCAAAATCTAAAAAGGAAATTATTGAAGAAGCAATTCCAGCAGTAGATGAAAAACCCGAAGAGGTCGGCTCTGTTAGTGAAAAGGCATCTGTTCGAAAACCTGCTCCTAAAAAGGAGAGCGTGATGGCTATCACTAAAACTCTTGAAAATCGAATTGTTGAAGCATTTCCTGCTAGCACTCGAATCGTCACTCAATCTTACGTCGCCTACCGCTCTAAGAAAAACTTCGTTACTATTGAAGAAACTCGAAAAGGACTTTCAATTGGAGTTCGCGCAAAAGGGTTGACAGAAGACCAAAAGAAACTTCTTGCATCTATTGCTCCTGCATCTTACGAATGGGCGATTGACGGAATTTTCAAAATCGTTAAGGAGGAAGATATTGACACCGCAATGGAATTGATTGAAGCTTCTCATCTTTCTTCGCTATGATTGAAATCGTTATAGCACGTTCGAAAGCTAGGCGAGGTCGAACCATATTTATTGAAACATGGGCAAGCACTGATGAAGATGCAGTTAAAATGGCAGAAAAGATATTTAGCTTGCCCAATGTAGTCGAGACGTCTTCTAATAACTTCGAACTACCTTATAAGTATTTCAATAATGTTATAGACGCTCTAGATGAATGGGAGCTTCACATCTTCGGCGAACTTGATAAAGATGTTCAAGACTACATTGACTCTCGAAACCGAATAGCTTCTTCAAACAATGAGCAGTTTTCGTTCAAGACTACTCCATTCGCGCACCAGGTTGAATGTTTCGAATACGCACAAGAGCATCCATGTTTCCTTTTAGGCGACGAGCAAGGTTTAGGGAAAACTAAACAGGCAATTGATATTGCAGTTAGCAGGAAGGCAAGTTTCAAACATTGTCTAATCGTATGTTGCATATCAGGGCTTAAATGGAACTGGGCAAAAGAGGTAGGTATTCATTCAAATGAGTCGGCTCATATTTTAGGAAGTCGAGTCACTAAGGATGGAAAATTAGTCATTGACGGAGTTTCTAAACGGGCGGAAGACTTGCTTGGCGGACACGACGAATTCTTCCTTATCACTAACATTGAAACTCTTCGCGATGCTGTGTTCATTAAATACTTAAATGAACTGACAAAAAGCGGAGAAATTGGAATGGTTATTATTGACGAGATTCACAAGTGTAAGAATCCTTCAAGTAAGCAAGGTGCTTCAATTCAAAAGCTCCAAAGTTATTACAAGATAGGCCTTACAGGAACTCCTCTAATGAATAACCCAATTGATGTATTCAATGTTATGAAATGGCTAGGAGCCGAACATCATACACTGACGCAATTTAAAGAGCGTTACTGTATAGTCGACAATTTCAACCAAATAACTGGATACAGAAATCTAGGTGAACTTCGCGAGCTGGTAAATGACTACATGCTTAGAAGAACGAAGGAAGAAGTTCTAGACTTGCCTGAAAAGATTCGAGTGACTGAATACGTCGATATGAACTCAAAGCAAGCTAAAATCTATAAAGAGGTTCTAACTAAACTTGTTCAAGAAATTGATAAAGTCAAGCTCATGCCTAACCCTCTAGCAGAAACGATTCGACTTCGACAAGCGACTGGAAATCCTTCGATTCTAACTACACAGGATGTCAAGTCTTGCAAGTTCGAAAGGTGTATCGAAATTGTCGAAGAATGTATCCAGCAAGGAAAATCCTGCGTGATATTTAGCAATTGGGAAAAGGTTATTGAACCACTTGCTAAAATTCTTTCGAAGTCAGTCAAATGCAACTTGGTAACAGGAGAGACCGCAGATAAGTTCAACGAAATTGAAGAATTTATGAACTACGAAAAGGCTTCTGTTATTTTAGGGACTATTGGCGCTCTAGGAACAGGATTTACTTTGACGAAAGCTGACACGGTTATTTTCTTAGACAGCCCGTGGACACGCGCAGAAAAGGACCAAGCCGAAGATAGGTGTCATAGAATTGGCGCAAAGAGTTCTGTCACTATCTACACGCTTGTCGCTAAAGGTACTGTCGACGAACGTATAGAAGACCTTATTGAACGGAAAGGAGAACTAGCAGATTATATCGTAGACGGTAAGCCTATGAAATCTAAAATTGGCAGCCTTTTCGATATTCTGCTTAAATAGAATGAAAACTATCTCCATATTAAGGAAAGACACTAAAAGGAAGCCGGACAGGAACGGAAGAAAAACTGCACTCGAACTAGCTCAAGAGATTGATATGACACCTAGTGAGTTAGCAGAGCTTCTTCAAATTCCTGAAAGGACGGCGACCCGAATTTTAAAACTCGACAAACTGCTCAACAAAGAGCAATGCTCAATAATAGAAAGGTATATAAATGAAATTCACTGAAGGAAAAAATTGGTATAAAGTTGGAGAGGTATGTCAAATGTTGAACCGCTCCTTATCTACGATTAATGTTTGGTATGAAGCAAAAGACTTCGCTGAAGAAAATAACATTCACTTCCCGTTTGTTCTTCCTGAACCAAGAACAGACCTCGACAATCGTGGTTCTCGATTCTGGGATGACGAAGGCGTGAATAAGCTCAAACGATTTAGGGACAACTTAATGCGCGGTGACTTGGCATTCTACACTCGAACTCTTGTAGGGAAAACTGAAAGGGAAGCAATTCAAGAAGATGCTAAAGCATTTAAACGTGAACACGGATTGGAGAATTAAATGAAATTTGAAGATGAAAAACAGTTCATCGCTGCAATTGAAGAAGCCGGTGAATTAAATGCTAACAAAGGCGACATGGAGAAGCAAGTCAAGAGTCTTCGTGATGCTCTAAAAGAGTACATGAAAGAAAATGACATTGAATCTGCTCAAGGTAAGCACTTTTCTGCTACCTTCTACACGACAGAGCGCTCAACTATGGACGAAGAACGCTTGAAAGAAATTATCGAAAAATTAGTTGACGAAGCCGAGACGGAAGAAATGTGTGAAAAACTTTCAGGGCTTATCGAATACAAGCCTGTTATCAATACGAAACTTCTCGAGGACATGATTTATCACGGCGAGATTGACCAAGAAGCAATTCTTCCAGCAGTTGTCATTTCTGTTACAGAAGGCATTCGTTTTGGAAAGGCTAAAATTTAGCGATATTTTTGGTTCTGCGACGTTTTTAAGGTTAGCAGAATCCAATCACACCACTTGCGCAGGCAACCACTGTCTGCGTTAATTTTAGAAGGTTAATATTATACCATAAGGAGGAAATAAGTGGCAAGGCAAAGAATAGGCAATTCAGGAAAGCCTAAAAATGAAATTGAACTGTCATTCAAAGACAAGCCTAAAACTCGTTCTACCTTATTCAAGAAGGACGTGGCAACAGGTCTTTCAAAAGTCGAGCAGGATTATTTTCAAATAGTTGAAGCACTTAACGGAAAACAATTCGAGCCTAACATGAAGCAAGTATCTTCTTTCTTCATAGTTCAGTACGAATTTATTTTCAATATTAAATGCATCGATTATAACTGGTTCAACTTTTCGAACACTATGAAAAATGTTCGAACCTATTTAAACATTGAGTCGAATATTGAACTTTGTCGATTTTTAGCAGAAAGTTTTGTTAAATATGAAAATGTTCGAAAAAAATTGAACCTTACTGAGAAATTCATAACGGTCTCGACTTTCAAAAGAGCCTGGATTTTGGACGAACTCGAGGGAAAAACGGGCTCAAAATTCGAAGGATTTTATTAGTTTAGTAGACTATTTTTAGATTTTTTAAAATGTGGTTTACAAAATGACCTCAATAGGCGTATAATTTATCAATCTTGATTCTTTCGGGCCGGTATATATACACCAATAATCGAGAAATAATAAATTATAGTATCGAAAATATAAAAAGGAGAAAAGTTGGAAAATTTAGCTGATAGAATATGGAAGAAAAAGTTAAATGACCTTTTCGAGAGAAGTGGACTACCTCAAAAGTATTTCGAACCTCAAGTATTAGTTGAACGAAAAGCCGACAAAAAATGCTGGGAATGGCTAGAAGATGTTCGAGCAAATATAGTCGAAGAAGTTCGAAACGGTCTTAGCATTGTCATTGCTTCGAATACTGTCGGGAATGGAAAAACTAGCTGGGCGGTTCGATTATTGCAACGCTATTTAGCAGAAACTGCACTTGACGGAAGAATTGTCGAAAAAGGAATGTTTGTAGTATCTGCTCAACTATTGACTGAGTTCGGCGACTATAATTATTTTCAAACTATGCAGGAATTTCTCGAAAGGTTTGAACGACTTAAGACTTGTGAGCTATTAGTCATAGACGAAATAGGTGGAGGTTCCTTAACCAAGGCCTCTTATCCTTATCTGTATGACTTGGTTAATTATAGAGTTGACAATAACTTGTCGACTATTTATACGACTAATTATACTGATAATGAAATTATTGACCTTTTAGGCCAAAGGCTTTATAGTCGTATATATGATACTTCAGTGGTTCTAGATTTTCAGGCAAGCAATGTAAGAGGATTGGAGGTAGACGAAATTGAATCATAGATATAGTAACATCACGACTATTTTTCTTTGGCAGATTATCTTTCTTTGTATTTGCTGCGCGGTGTCCTATTGTGCAGGAGTTCATAATGAAGGAATAGTCAAAGATAAAATAATTGAAAGTTACAAGCAGAAAGAAAAGTCAGCTGTTTACTTGACAGTCGACAGTTCGGGAGCTTGGCTAGGAAGTGCTCCAGGCGCCAAAGAAAGTCCTCTATATAATGAAAAGGGACAGCATGTAGGAAAATTGAAAGAGGTGGCAGAGTGATACAGCTTCAAGTCTTAAATAAAGTTCTTGAAGACAAGAGCTTGTCCATTTTAGAAAATAACGGAATTGACCAAGAATATTTCACGGATTATTTAGACGAGTATCAATTTATTCAAGAACACTTTTCGAGATACGGAAGAGTTCCGGACGACGAAACTATTCTCGACCATTTTCCTGGATTTGAATTTTTCGAAATTGGCGAAACTGATGAGTATCTTATCGACAAGCTAAAAGAGGAGCATCTATATAATTCCCTGGTGCCTATTTTAACGGAGGCGGCTGAGGATATTCAAGTAGATAGTAACATTGCGATTGCTAATATAATCCCAAAACTCGAAGAACTTTTCAATCGCTCTAAATTCGTAGGCGGACTAGACATTGCTCGAAATGCTAAACTTCGACTAGACTGGGCAAATAATATTAGAAACCATGACGGTGAAAGACTTGGAATATCGACAGGTTTTGAACTACTGGACGACGTGCTTGGAGGCTTACTTCCCGGTGAGGACTTGATTGTTATTATGGCTCGACCTGGACAAGGTAAGTCGTGGACAATTGATAAGATGCTTGCAACTGCTTGGAAGAACGGGAATGATGTTCTTCTGTATAGTGGTGAAATGAGTGAAATGCAAGTTGGTGCTCGTATAGATACTATTCTTTCTAATGTTAGCATCAATTCAATTACCAAGGGAATATGGAACGACCATCAGTTTGAAAAATATGAGGACCATATTCAAGCGATGACTGAGGCTGAAAATTCCCTTGTGGTAGTCACGCCCTTTATGATTGGTGGGAAAAACCTCACTCCTGCAATTTTAGATAGCATGATATCTAAATATAAACCATCTGTGGTAGGAATTGACCAGCTTTCACTCATGAGCGAGTCTTATCCAAGCAGAGAGCAGAAGCGAATCCAGTACGCCAACATCACCATGGACCTATATAAGATTTCTGCTAAATACGGAATTCCTATTGTGCTTAATGTCCAAGCAGGGCGTTCGGCTAAAACTGAAGGCGCTGAAAGTATGGAATTAGAGCATATAGCAGAAAGTGATGGAGTAGGTCAAAATGCTAGTAGAGTTATCGCTATGAAGCGTGACGAAAAATCCGGCATACTTGAACTATCGGTCGTTAAAAACCGATATGGTGAAGACAGGAAAATCATCGAATATATGTGGGACGTTGAAACTGGAACCTATACTCTTATAGGATTCAAAGAGGAAGGCGAAGAAGGAACTGAAAAAGGCGAAAGCTCTCCATTGAAAGCAAAAGCCTCTAGGTCGACTGCTCGTCTTCGAAGTAAGGTTACAAGGGAAGGAGTTGAAGCATTTTGATGAAAGTAAATGGTCTTCAAATTGAAGCGACTCCTGAACAAATAATTGAAAAACTTTCGAGACAACTTGAAGACGAAGGAACATTCATTTTTAGACGAACTAAGTCGCTTGGAAGCAACTATCAATTCTCATGCCCGTTTCATGCAGGAGGGACTGAAAAGCATCCCTCTTGCGGTATGAGCAGGAATGCTTCTTATTCAGGAAGTAAGGTGACAGAAGCTGGAACGGTTCACTGTTTCACTTGTGGCTATACTTCAGGACTAACTGAATTCATCTCGAACGTATTAGGACGCAAGGATGGAGGATTCTACGGAAACCAGTGGCTGAAAAGGAATTTTGGAACATCTAGCGAAGTAGTTAGGCAAGGCGTCAGTCCTGAAGCCTTTCGTCGAAATGGGCGGACTGAAAAAGTCGAGCATAAAATCATTCCTGAAGAAGAACTGGATAAGTACCGGTTCATTCATCCTTATATGTATGAACGGAAATTGACGGACGAGCTCATCGAAATGTTCGATGTAGGTTATGACAAACTGCATGACTGCATCACTTTTCCAGTACGGAACCTCAAGGGCGAAACAGTATTCTTCAACCGTCGAAGTGTTCGTTCTAAGTTTCACCAGTATGGAGAAGATGACCCTAAAACGGAATTCCTTTATGGCCAATATGAGCTTACAGCATTTCGAGACTATTTTGAAAAACCCATTAGTCAAGTATTCGTGACTGAGTCTGTTATCAACTGCTTGACACTTTGGTCAATGAAAATTCCTGCAGTCGCTCTTATGGGAGTAGGTGGAGGAAATCAAATCAACTTATTGAAACGACTTCCTTATAGAAATATCGTTCTAGCTCTCGACCCTGATAACGCTGGACAGACAGCGCAGGAAAAACTCTACAGGCAGTTAAAACGAAGCAAGGTTGTTCGGTTTTTAAACTACCCTAAAGAGTTCTATGATAATAAGTGGGACATAAACGACCATCCGGAATTATTAAATTTTAATGATTTAGTCTTGTAGAAATTCATTTATTATCGTATAATAAAGTCATAAAATTTTAAAAAGAGGTCATATCAATATGAAAGAAGCGAATAGACTAGTTTCTAGCTATGTAGGATTCGAATGCTGGACTGACGACGAATGTGTTGAGAACTATGTTCTTGACCCCGATATGTCAATTGCGTCTGCTTATCATCGTTATTTTGGGATGCTTTATTCTTATGCAAAAAGGTTTAAATGCTTATCTCGACATGACATTGAAAGCATTGCATTCGAGACTATTTCAAAATGTTTGGCAACGTTCAAATCAAACCAAGGGGCCAAGTTTTCAACTTACCTTACAAGACTCTTCAAGAATAGAATAGTCTTAGAATATAGGTATCTAAATGCACCTTCCATGAATCGAAATTGGTATGTAGAAGTGACGTTCGATAACGGCTCAAAAAATGAAGACGGCGACGATTTCAGTATCCTGTCAACCGTAGGATACTGCGAAGACTATGGAAAAATTGAAATTGAAGCAAGTCTCGATTTCATGACGCTTTCTAATACGGAGTATGCTTATATTTCATCAGTTATTCAAAACGGTCCTTCAGTAAGCGACGCAGAAATTGCGCGTGAAATTGGAGTAAGCAGGTCTGCTATTAGTCAGTCTAAGAAGTCACTAAAAAATAAATTAAAAGATTTTATATAACTGGTTTACAAATCACGTGAATTTCGTGTATATTATATATGAAAGAACAAACCTTGAAACCTTAAAATCTTCAAAATCTTTCAATCATTAAAAAACTTTAAAAGGAGAATCGATATGGGAAAAGTATCAATTCAAAAATCAGGAACATTTAGCTCAGGGTCTAATAACGAGTTTTTCACACTCGCTGACCACGGTGACAGCGCAATTGTCACTCTATTGTATGATGACCTGGAAGGCGAAGACATGGATTATTTCGTAGTCCACGAAGCAGATGTTGACGGTCGTCGACGTTATATCAATTGCAACGCTATCGGCGAAGACGGGGAAACAGTTAATCCTGATAACTGTCCACTATGCCAAAACGGATTTCCTCGTATTGAAAAACTATTTCTTCAACTTTACAACCATGACAGCGGAAAGGTTGAGACATGGGACCGAGGCCGTTCTTATGTTCAAAAGATTGTTACATTTATCAACAAATATGGAAGCCTTGTGACTCAGCCTTTCGAAATCATTCGTTCAGGAGCTAAAGGTGACCAACGAACTACCTACGAATTCCTTCCAGAGCGTCCGGAAGACAGTGCTACTCTTGAAGATTTTCCAGAAAAGAGTGAACTTCTTGGAACGCTAATTTTAGACCTCGACGAAGACCAAATGTTTGACGTGGTTGACGGCAAGTTCACTCTTCAAGAAGAGCGTTCTTCCAGTCGTTCAAATTCACGTAGAGGAGCATCTCCTGCGCCTAGACGAGGTTCCGGTCGAGAATCTTCACAAGGTCGAACAGCTGAAAGAACTCCTTCAGTTAGTCGAAGAACTCCTCCAACACGAGGTCGAGGATTCTAACATGAGGGCGCGAGCCCTCTTTATTATTGATTAAGAAAGGGAAAATAATGGCACAAAAAGGACTCTTTGGCGCAAAGCCACGTTCTAGCAAGAAGAACGATGCTCAGTTACTTGCTCAACGGAAGAACAGGAAGCCTGCAGTTGAGGTCACTTACATTTCAGGAAATGCTCTAAAGGACGCAGTTGCTAGAGCTCGTACTCTTTCAACTAGGATTCTTGGACACGTTCTTGATAGACTTGAGTTAATCACTGAGGAAGCAAAACTCGAGCAGTATGTAGACAAAATGATTGAAGACGGAATAGGTTCTATTGACGTGGAAACTGATGGACTCGATACTATTCACGATGAGCTGGCAGGGGTCTGCTTGTACTCACCGAGCCAAAAAGGAATCTATGCCCCTGTCAATCATGTTAGCAATATGACGAAGATGCGAATTAAGAATCAAATTTCTCCTGAGTTCATGAAGAAAATGCTTCAACGGATTGTAGATTCAGGAATTCCTATTATCTACCACAATTCGAAATTTGACATGAAATCGATTTATTGGCGACTCGGCGTCAAAATGAATGAGCCAGCGTGGGATACATATTTAGCCGCAATGCTTTTAAATGAAAATGAGTCTCACAGTTTGAAAAGTCTTCACTCTAAATATGTTAGGAACGAAGAAAACGCAGAGGTTGCAAAATTTAATGACCTGTTCAAAGGAATTCCTTTTAGTTTAATTCCTCCTGATGTCGCCTATATGTATGCGGCCTATGACCCTTTGCAAACTTTCGAACTCTATGAGTTTCAAGAACAATACTTGACTCCTGGAACTGAACAATGTGAAGAATATAACCTGGAAAAAGTTTCATGGGTTCTTCATAATATCGAAATGCCTCTAATTAAAGTCCTCTTTGACATGGAAGTCTACGGAGTTGATTTAGACCAGGCCAAGCTAGAAGAAATTAGAGAAAAGTTTACTGCTAGCATGAACGAAGCCGAGCAGGAGTTTCAACAGCTTGTCAGCGAATGGCAGCCGGAAATCGAAGAACTTCGACAAACTAATTTCCAGAGCTATCAAAAACTCGAAATGGACGCAAGAGGTCGAGTAACGGTGAGCATTTCTAGTCCTACTCAATTAGCAATCCTGTTTTATGATATCATGGGATTGAAGAGTCCGGAAAAGGATAAGCCTAGAGGAACGGGCGAAAGTATTGTCGAGCATTTTGATAACGACATTTCGAAAGCGCTCTTAAAATATAGAAAATATGCAAAATTAGTTTCGACCTATACAACACTTGACCAACACCTTGCAAAACCTGACAATCGAATTCACACTACATTCAAACAGTATGGCGCTAAGACAGGGCGTATGTCAAGTGAAGGGCCTAACTTACAGAATATTCCGTCACGTGGTGAAGGAGCCGTAGTTCGACAAATCTTCTCAGCCAGTCCTGGCTACTACATTATTGGTAGTGACTACTCTCAACAAGAGCCTCGTTCATTGGCAGAATTAAGTGGCGATGAAAGTATGCGACACGCTTACGAACAAAACCTGGACCTATATTCAGTTATCGGTTCGAAACTTTATGGTGTTCCCTATGAAGAGTGTTTAGAGTTCTACCCAGACGGAACGACTAACAAGGAAGGGAAACTTCGAAGAAATTCTGTCAAGTCCGTTCTTTTAGGTCTTATGTACGGCCGCGGGGCTAACTCAATCGCTGAGCAAATGAATGTATCTATCAAAGAAGCGAATAAGGTTATTGAAGATTTCTTCACAGAGTTCCCTAAAGTGGCAGACTATATCATATTCGTTCAACAGCAAGCGCAGGACTTGGGATACGTTCAAACAGCTACGGGTCGAAGAAGAAGGCTTCCTGATATGAGTCTTCCGGAATATGAGTTCGAGTATATTGACGCTAGCAAGAACGAAGATTTCGACCCATTTAACTTTGACGCTGACCAACAGATGGATGATGCTGTTCCTGAACATATTATCGAAAAATATTGGGCCCAGCTGGACAGGGCTTGGGGATTTAAGAAGAAGCAGGAAATTAAAGACCAAGCGAAAGCCGAAGGAATTCTTATTAAAGATAACGGAGGCAAGATAGCCGATGCTCAGCGTCAATGTTTGAACTCAGTTATTCAAGGAACAGCGGCCGACATGACTAAGTACGCAATGATTAAGGTACACAATGACGATGAATTGAAAGAATTAGGATTTCATTTAATGATTCCAGTTCATGATGAGTTACTAGGTGAAGTTCCTATTAAGAACGCAAAACGGGGAGCAGAAAGGTTGACAGAAGTTATGATTGAAGCAGCCAAGGACATTATTAGTCTTCCAATGAAATGTGACCCTAGTATCGTAGAAAGATGGTATGGTGAAGAAATTGAAATCTAAAATCTATTCAGTTGCATATATAATTCTAGTAGTTATTGCAAACCTTGTGACAATTTATTTCGAACCTTTAAATGTGAAAGGAATCTTAATTCCTCCAAGCAGTTGGTTTATGGGATTCACTTTCCTGCTTATAAATCTAATAAGCAAGTACGAGAAGCCAAAATTTGCCGGTTCTTTGATATGGGTAGGGTTATTCCTTACCTCGTTGATTTGCTTTATGCAAAACCTACCACAATCGCTTGTCGCGGCTTCAGGAGTTGCATTTTGGATAAGTCAAAAAGCAAGTGTCTTTATATTCGACAAGCTCTCGAATAAATTAGACTCGAAGATTGCAAATGCTTTGTCTAGCAATATCGGTTCCATTATAGACGCAACCATATGGATTTCATTAGGACTGAGTCCTCTTGGAATTGGAACGGTTGCATATATAGATATTCCGTCAGCCGTACTAGGCCAAGTTCTAGTCCAGTTTATCTTACAGTCAATTGCTTCAAGATATTTGAAAAAGTAGTCAGTAAAATTCCTGATTATTTTTTTTTACAAAATCGCTTGACTTTATTCATTCATTATTATATAATAAAAATATGAAGCAGATATTGGGTTATTTATTGCTTAACAAAATGCACCGAATTTGTGTATAATATAAGTGAAGCAGTTTTGTAAACCTGACATCCTGCTAAATAAAAATAAAGGAGGCTCGAACATGAGTCAAAACACTACACGCACTGACGCTGAATTGACAGGCGTTACCCTTTTAGGAAACCAAGACACCAAATACGATTATGATTATAATCCAGACGTCCTTGAAACTTTCCCTAACAAACATCCTGAAAATAATTACCTAGTAACATTCGACGGATATGAATTCACTTCACTATGTCCTAAAACAGGACAGCCTGACTTCGCGAATGTTTTCATTAGTTACATTCCAAACGAAAAGATGGTTGAATCCAAATCATTGAAATTGTACTTATTCAGTTTCCGTAACCACGGTGACTTCCACGAAGATTGCATGAACATTATTTTGAATGACTTGTATGAATTGATGGAACCTAAGTACATTGAAGTCATGGGCCTATTCACTCCTCGTGGTGGAATTTCAATTTACCCATTCGTCAACAAAGTGAATCCTCAATTTGCAACTCCTGAACTTGAACAGCTTCAACTTCAACGCAAATTGAACTTCCTTGGAAATGTTCAAGGTCTTGGACGAGCTATTCGATAGGAGGCTGGAATGAAATCAGTAGTTTTATTGTCAGGAGGAGTCGACTCAGCCACTTGTTTAGCAATTGAAGTTGACAAGTGGGGCTCTAAAAATGTTCATGCTATAGCATTCAATTATGGACAAAAGCATGAAGCAGAACTTGAAAATGCTGCTAATGTTGCAATGTTCTACGGAGTCAAGTTTACCATTCTTGAAATTGACTCGAAAATCTACTCAAGCTCTAGCTCTTCTTTATTACAAGGAAAAGGCGAAATTTCACATGGAAAATCTTACGCTGAAATCCTAGCAGAAAAAGAAGTTGTTGACACTTATGTTCCATTTAGAAATGGACTAATGCTCTCACAGGCTGCGGCTTATGCTTATTCGGTTGGAGCTTCTTACGTCGTATATGGAGCTCACGCAGACGATGCGGCTGGAGGTGCTTATCCTGATTGCACTCCTGAATTCTATAATTCAATGTCAAATGCAATGGAATACGGAACTGGAGGAAAGGTAACCCTTGTCGCTCCTCTACTTACTCTAACCAAGGCGCAAGTCGTTAAATGGGGAATTGATTTAGATGTTCCTTATTTCTTGACTCGTTCGTGTTATGAAAGTGACGCTGAGAGTTGCGGTACTTGCGCAACTTGTATCGACCGCAAAAAGGCATTCGAAGAAAACGGAATGACTGACCCTATTCATTATAAGGAGAATTGATATGAGAGTTTCTAAAACCTTAACATTCGACGCAGCTCATCAACTAGTTGGCCATTTTGGAAAATGTGCTAACCTTCATGGGCATACTTACAAGGTAGAAATTTCGCTTGCAGGAGAAATGTATGACCATGGTTCAAGTCAAGGAATGGTAGTTGACTTCTATCACGTCAAGAAAATCGCAGGTAAATTTATCGACCGACTTGACCACGCTGTCCTTCTACAAGGAAATGAACCTATTGCTTTAGCAAACGCAGTTGACACTAAGAGAGTCGTCTTTGGATTTAGAACTACGGCTGAGAATATGTCAAGATTCCTTACCTGGACTCTCACGGAGCTTATGTGGAAGCATGCTCGTATCGACTCGGTCAAATTGTGGGAAACTCCTACAGGTTGCGCAGAGTGTACCTACTATGAAATTTTCACTGACGACGATATTGAAATGTTCAAGAAAGTGAAATTCATTGAAGGTGACAGCGAAGTCACTGTCGCTGAATTATTAGAGGGCTAGATATGGTTAATAAGTACAATCAGCCTGACAGAGGCAAGATTCGAATCAATGTTCGCGACCCTGAGAAAATGCCCGTCATGGAAATTTTCGGTCCTACAATTCAAGGTGAAGGAATGGTTATAGGTCAAAAGACTATTTTCATTCGAACTGGTGGATGCGACTATCATTGCAACTGGTGTGACTCAGCCTTTACCTGGAACGGTACTACTGAGCCGGAATATATCACAGGCGACGAGGCTGCTAGTCGAATCCTAAAACTAGCTTTCAATGACAAAGGTGAGCAAATTTGCAACCACGTGACATTGACTGGAGGAAATCCTGCTTTAATCAACGAGCCGATGGCTAAAATGATTTCGATTCTAAAAGAAAAAGGATTCAAGTTCGGTCTCGAAACTCAAGGAACTCGATTCCAAGAATGGTTCAAAGAAGTAAGCGATATCACTATTAGTCCTAAACCGCCTTCAAGTGGAATGAGAACTAATATGAAAATTCTTGAAGCTATTGTAGATAGAATGAATGACGAAAATCTTGACTGGTCATTTAAAATCGTTATCTTTGACGAAAATGACCTAGCGTATGCGCGTGATATGTTCAAAACTTTCGAAGGCAAGTTACGGGACGTCAACTACCTTTCAGTTGGGAATGCAAACGCATACGAAGAAGGAAAAATCAGTGACAGGCTTCTTGAAAAGTTGGGATGGCTTTGGGATAAAGTGTATGAAGACCCAGCTTTCAACAATGTTCGACCTTTACCGCAGCTTCATACACTTGTTTATGATAATAAAAGAGGAGTATAAAATGAAAATTGAGCATCTAGATAAAATCGGTAACGTATTAGGGAAAGAGAACGGATGGGCTTCCCTTAAGCCGGAGGAAATTGTAACCTTGGACAATACTGAGGCAGCCGTTCAAAGACTGTTTGGTCTATTGGGCGAGGACGCAGAACGTGACGGGTTGCAAGATACTCCATTCCGTTTTGTAAAAGCACTAGCAGAGCACACCGTAGGGTATCGAGAAGACCCTAAACTTCATCTCGAAAAAACATTCGACGTCGACCATGAAGACCTTGTTCTTGTAAAAGACATTCCATTCAATTCACTTTGTGAGCATCATTTAGCTCCATTCGTAGGGAAGGTGCATATTGCATACATTCCTAAAGACAAAATCACAGGTCTTTCAAAATTCGGTCGAGTGGTTGAAGGATACGCTAAACGTCTTCAAGTACAAGAGCGCTTGACTCAACAAATCGCTGACGCTATTCAGGAAGTTTTAAATCCTCAAGCCGTTGCAGTCATTGTAGAGGCTGAGCATACTTGTATGAGCGGACGTGGTATTAAGAAGCACGGAGCAACGACAGTGACTTCAACTATGCGAGGGCTTTTCCAAGACGACGCATCGGCTCGAGCAGAATTGCTTCAGTTGATTAAAAAATAGGAGGCTGAAGATGAATAAAAGTGCAACCTTTTGGCTTGTTCGAACAGCTCTTATTGCGGCTCTATATGTGACATTGACCGTTGCATTTTCTGCTATTAGTTATGGACCTATTCAATTTAGAGTCAGTGAAGCCTTGATTCTTCTACCTTTATGGAACCATAGATGGACTCCTGGGATTGTATTAGGAACAATTATTGCAAACTTCTTTTCACCTCTTGGGCTGATTGACGTTTTATTCGGTTCACTTGCTACCTTCCTTGGAGTAGTGGCAATGGTGAAAGTTGCTAAGATGGCAAGTCCTCTATATTCACTTGTCTGTCCAGTTCTTGCTAATGCTTACCTTATTGCGCTGGAACTTCGAATAGTTTACTCTTTACCTTTCTGGGAATCTGTCATCTATGTAGGAATTAGTGAAGCGATTATCGTTTTAATCTCATACTTCCTTATTTCTAACCTAGCGAAGAACAGCCATTTTAGAAAGATGATAGGAGCGAAAAATGGGATTTAATCTATACTTCGCAGGCGGACATGCTATTAGCACTGACGACTATTTGAAGGAAAGAGGAGCCAATCGACTCTTCAACCAGCTGTACGAAAGAAACGGGATTGGTAAAAGGTGGATTGAGCATAAGAAAAACAATCCCAACACGACTTCAAAATTATTCGTCGACTCTAGTGCATATTCTGCTCACACCAAAGGAGCTGAAGTTGACATTGACGCCTATATCGAATATGTGAATGATAACGTGGGAATGTTCGACTGCATCGCTGAACTCGATAAGATTCCTGGTGTATTTAGACAGCCTAAGACACGTGAACAGCTTTTAGAGGCGCCACAAATTTCTTGGGATAACTATCTATACATGCGTGAGCGAATGGTTGAGAAAGACAAGCTCTTACCTATTTTCCATATGGGAGAAGACTTTAAATGGCTCAACTTGATGCTCGAAACTACATTCGAAGGCGGAAAGCATATTCCTTACATTGGAATTTCACCAGCCAATGACTCGACTACAAAGCACAAAGATAAATGGATGGAAAGAGTATTCGAAGTTATTCGAAACAGTTCTAATCCAGATGTCAAGACTCACGCATTTGGAATGACAGTTACTAGCCAATTAGAGCGCCATCCATTTTATAGCGCCGACTCGACTTCTGTACTTCTAACAGGGGCGATGGGAAACATTATGACGTCTAAAGGACTAGTTGACTTGTCACAGAAGAACGGAGGAATTGATGCTGTCCGTAGGCTGCCAAAACCTGTTCAAGTTGAAATCGAGTCTATTATCGAAGAAACTGGAGCGCATTTTAGCCTAGAGCAATTAGTAGAAGACTATAAACTTCGAGCATTGTTCAATGTTCAATACATGCTAGATTGGGCAGAGAATTATGAATTCAAGGGAATTAAAAATCGTCAACGTCGACTATTTTAGATAAGAGCTTTTTGCTCTTATTTTTTTGTAAAAAAGTTCAACTTTTTACACAAAAACGCTTGACATTATTCACTCATTATCGTATAATCATAATATAAATAAAAACAAAAGGGGAACCTAGATTATGAGAAAAATTCAAACCTATCAAGAATATCAAAAACTAGTCGAGTTCAAACGTCAACTTTCCTTGAATTTTCGAGAAGGGAAAATAGGCGTCGACGAAGCTATTATCCAGTTATTCACATTCTATAGTTTCAACAATATTGAAGAGCCTCCCTTCATTGTACTCAAAATGCAAGAGGCTGCCGTGAATGGAACTTATGAAGCAAAACTCAATATGCTTAGAAGATTTAAAATTATTTAGAAACGGCTTTACAAACTCGCGATAATTCGTGTATATTATATATATCAAAAAAAGGAGGCTCATATTATGAGTATTAAGTTCAAAACCGAAGAACTTTCAAAAATTGTTTCTCAGCTCAATAAGTTGAAGCCTAGCAAGTTGCTAGAAATCACAAACTATTGGCATATTTTCGGTGACGGTGAATGCGTCATGTTCACAGCCTATGATGGCTCTAATTTCCTTCGCTGCATTATCGAAAGTGATGTTGAAATTGACGTGATTGTAAAGGCTGAGCAGTTTGGAAAACTTGTAGAAAAGACCACGGCTGCAACCATCACATTAGTTCCTGAAGAATCTTCGCTAAAAGTTATCGGGAATGGTGAGTACAATATCGACATCGTCACAGAAGATGAAGAGTATCCTACATTCGACCACTTGCTCGAAGATGTCAGTGAAGATAATGCACTTACTTTGAAAAGCTCGCTGTTCTACGGAATCGCCAATATCAACGATTCTGCGGTATCTAAATCAGGAGCAGATGGAATATATACCGGGTTCCTGCTAAAAGGCGGCAAAGCAATTACGACAGACATCATTCGCGTATGTATCAACCCTATCAAGGAAAAGGGACTAGAAATGCTCATTCCTTACAACCTAATGAGTATTTTAGCAAGTATTCCTGATGAAAAGATGTACTTCTGGCAAATTGACGATACTACTGTCTATATTTCATCGGCTTCAGTCGAAATTTATGGAAAATTGATGGAAGGTATGGAAGATTATGAAGACGTTTCACAGCTTGACTCACTCGACTTCGTTGACGATGCGGCTGTTCCTACTGCAGAAATCTTGAGTGTTTTAGACCGTCTTGTACTATTCACTTCAGCCTTCGATAAAGGAACTGTTGAATTCTTATTCTTGAAAGACCGACTTCGAATTAAAACTTCGACAAGCAGTTATGAGGACATCATGTATGCATCTGCGGGCAAGAAGGTTCCTAAGAAAGAATTCACTTGCCACCTTAACAGCTTGCTCTTGAAGGAAATTGTATCGACTGTCACCGAAGAAAACTTCACTGTCTCTTATGGAAGCGAAAACGCAATTAAGATTTCATCGAACGGTGTCGTCTACTTCCTAGCACTTCAAGAGCCGGAAGAATAATGGCCAAGTCTAATTTGACTAGAATTGCAAAGATGGTTAGAGCAGGAAATAGTGAAGGTCCTGCTTCCTCTTTTGTCAATTCGCTGACACAGGTCATTGAACGAACTCAGCCTGACTATAATCCGTCTACCTATTACAAGCCCAGCGGAGTCGGTGGATGTATTCGAAAAATGTATTTCGAAAGAATTGGTGAATCTATTATAGATAACGCAGATTCTAACCTAATTGCAATGGGCGAAGCTGGAACATTTAGGCACGAAGTTCTCCAAGAGTACATGGTTAAAATGGCTGAAATTGATGAGGACTTTGAATGGTTAAATGTAGCCGAGTTCTTAAAAGAAAATCCAGTTGAAGGAACTATCGTCGACGAGCGTTTCAAGAAAAACGATTATGAAACGAAGTGTAAGAACGAACTTCTTCAACTTTCATTCTTGTGTGACGGTCTTGTTCGATATAAAGATAAGCTCTATATTTTAGAGATTAAGACTGAAACCATGTTCAAGTTCACTAAACATACTGAACCCTATGAAGAACACAAGATGCAAGCAACTTGCTACGGAATGTGTCTAGGAGTCGATGATGTCATTTTCCTTTATGAAAATCGAGACAACTTCGAAAAGAAAGCCTACACCTTTCACATCACCGACGAAATGAAGAATCAAGTTCTCGAAAAAATTATGACATGCGAAGAGTATGTAGAAAAAGGCGAAAGTCCTAAAATCTATTGCTCTTCAGCCTATTGTCCGTATTGTAGAAAGGAAGGTCGAAATCTGTGAGCTATACTGGAAAAATGTTTGAAGAAGATTTCTTTGAAGGTGCAAAGGAATTTGATTCTCAAGCGCTTGTCACTCGACTTTATGACACTACAAACGGCTTTCGAGGAGTTGCAAATCCGTGCGACTATATAGCCGCAACTGAATATGGCACGGTATTTCTCGAACTGAAAACCACGATAGAAGCCTCTTTGAGTTTCAATAACATCACGGAAAATCAGTGGTTCCAGCTATCACGCGCAGAGCGTTGCAAATTTAGCCTCGCTGGTATTTTAGTCTATTTCCAAAAGCATGAAAAGATTATTTGGTATCCAATTTCAACCCTAGAGGAAATTAAAAGGTCCGGAGTTAAAAGCGTCAATCCTAATTTCATAGAAGGATATGAAGTGGCTTACAAGAAACGTCGAACACGGTTGACAATTCCTTTCGAAAACGTACTAGATGCAATTAAGTTACATTATGAGGAGAAAAGCAATGGCAAGACCTAAGTTACCTCAAATTGATATTCGAGAAGAAGAAATACGAGATGCTCAAGACGTAGCAGATTCGTATGGAGCGATTATCAATAAAGTAGTCGACGAAATTGTTGAAGCAGCTTGCGGCCCTCTTGACCAGGCAATGGAAGAAATTCAAATGGTTGTAAGCCAAAATCCTGTCATTATGGAAGACCTTAACTACTACATTGGTTATCTTCCCACTCTTCTTTATTTCGCCGCAGATAGGGCGGAAATGGTAGGGATTCAAATGGATTCAAGTTCTGCTATTAGGAAAGAAAAATATGATAATCTATACATTTTAGCCGCCGGGAAAACTATTCCTGACAAGCAAGCAGAGACTCGAAAACTTGTCATGAATGAAGAAGTCATCGAAAATGCTTACAAGCGAGCCTACAAGAAAGTTCAATTAAAGCTGGAACAGGCCGATAAGGTATTAGCATCTTTAAAACGAATTCAAACATGGCAACTAGCAGAGTTAGAAACTCAGTCTAATAATTCAAAAGGAGTATTGTTAAATGCAAAAAGACGTAGACGTGAAAATGATTGACCCTAAACTTGACCGATTAAAATACACAGGTGATTGGGTAGATGTAAGAATTAGTGCTGTTACTAGATTAGACGCCGACCGCGAACAAGTTTCAAGATGTCGAAAAATTCTTCAAAAAGGGCAAGTCTACTCAGTAACAGCAGGTGAGTGCATTAAAATTGCACACGGATTCGCACTTGAGCTTCCAAAGGGACATGAAGCAATCTTGCACCCTCGTTCAAGTCTTTTCAGGAAAACTGGATTAGTATTTGTTTCGAGTGGAGTGATTGACGAAGGTTACAAAGGCGACACTGATGAATGGTTCTCAGTTTGGTATGCTACTCGTGACGCAGATATCTTCTACGACCAAAGAATTGCCCAATTTAGAATTCAAGAAAAGCAGCCTGCTATCAAGTTCAATTTCGTAGAATCTTTAGGAAATGTGGCTCGAGGAGGACATGGAAGCACAGGTGATTTCTAATGAAACTAGAACAGTTGATGAAGGATTGGAATAAGGATTCGAAAGCTCTTGTAGCAGTTCAAGGACTTGAACGTGAAGCTCTTCCAAGAATTCCTTTTTCTGCTCCTTCTATGAATTATCAAACCTATGGTGGGCTTCCTCGAAAAAGGGTAGTTGAATTTTTCGGTCCTGAGTCAAGTGGAAAAACTACTTCAGCTCTCGACATTGTCAAGAATGCGCAAATGGTATTCGAGCAGGAATGGGAACAGAAGACTGAAGAACTCAAGGAAAAGCTAGAAAATGCGCGTGCATCTAAAGCTAGCAAGACTGCTATCAAGGAACTTGAAATGCAACTCGATAGTCTTCAAGAGCCACTTAAAATTGTATATCTCGACCTTGAGAATACATTAGACACTGAGTGGGCTAAAAAGATTGGAGTCGATGTTGACAATATTTGGATAGTTCGTCCTGAAATGAACAGCGCCGAAGAAATACTTCAATATGTTTTAGACATCTTCGAAACAGGGGAAGTTGGCCTAGTAGTTCTAGATTCCTTGCCTTACATGGTCAGTCAAAACCTTATTGATGAAGAGTTGACTAAAAAGGCATACGCAGGAATCTCAGCTCCCTTGACGGAATTTAGTCGAAAGGTTACTCCTCTTCTTACTCGCTATAATGCAATCTTTTTAGGCATCAATCAAATTCGAGAAGACATGAATAGTCAGTACAATGCCTATTCAACTCCAGGCGGAAAGATGTGGAAGCATGCTTGTGCAGTTCGACTTAAATTTAGAAAAGGTGACTACCTTGACGAAAACGGCGCATCATTGACCCGTACTGCTCGAAACCCTGCAGGAAATGTGGTAGAGTCTTTCGTCGAGAAGACTAAAGCATTTAAGCCGGACAGAAAATTAGTTTCCTACACGCTTTCCTATCATGATGGAATTCAAATTGAAAATGACCTTGTAGATGTCGCTGTCGAATTTGGAGTCATTCAAAAGGCAGGGGCATGGTTCAGTATCGTCGATTTGGAAACTGGGGAAATTATGACAGATGAAGACGAAGAACCATTGAAGTTTCAAGGTAAGGCAAATCTAGTTCGACGCTTCAAGGAAGATGACTACTTATTCGATATGGTGATGACTGCGGTTCACGAAATTATCACTCGAGAAGAAGGCTAATGCAGAAATCTCTATTTGGACCTAAGCTAGTGCCTGCTAGTTCAGGGCGCAAGAAAAGAACGGTTCCAAAACCTAAACCTAAAATCGATGAGCAAGTGGTTGAGCTTATGAACCGCAGAGAGCGTCAAGTGCTTGTTCATAGTTGCATCTATTATTATTTTAATGACTCAATTATAGCAGACGGACAGTATGACAAATGGAGTCACGAACTATATTCTCTTATAGTTTCGCACCCTGATGAGTTTCGACAAACTGTCCTCTATAACGAGTTCAAACAGTTTGATGGAAATACTGGAATGGGTCTTCCATACGACTGTCCGTTTGCTGTAAGGGTCGCAGAAAGGCTTTTAAGGAAATGAATTTAGCTTCTAAATACCGTCCTCAAACTTTCGAGGAAGTGGTAGCTCAAGAATATGTCAAAGAAATTCTTTTAAATCAATTACAAAATGGCGCTATCAAACACGGATATCTATTCTGTGGAGGCGCTGGAACCGGTAAAACCACTACTGCTCGAATTTTCGCGAAGGATGTGAACAAAGGACTTGGCTCTCCTATCGAAATTGATGCTGCTTCTAATAATGGGGTAGAAAATGTTCGAAACATTATTGAAGATTCTCGATACAAGTCTATGGACAGTGAGTTTAAAGTTTACATCATTGACGAGGTTCATATGCTATCAACTGGAGCATTCAATGCGCTGTTGAAAACATTAGAAGAGCCGTCATCAGGAACCGTGTTCATTCTATGTACTACTGACCCTCAAAAGATTCCTGACACAATCCTCAGTCGAGTTCAGCGATTTGACTTCACTCGAATTGATAATGACGACATTGTCAGTCAGCTTGAATTTATCATTGAAAGCGAAAATGAAGAAGGAGCTGGTTATAGTTATGAGCGTGACGCCCTTTCTTTCATTGGTAAACTTGCAAATGGCGGAATGCGTGACAGTATCACACGGCTTGAAAAAGTCCTTGATTATAGTCACCACGTCGACATGGAAGCAGTTGCTAATGCACTAGGCGTTCCAGACTATGAAACATTCGCTTCACTTGTTGAAGCTATTGCTAACTATGACGGTTCAAAGTGTTTGGAAATTGTAAATGATTTCCACTATTCAGGAAAAGACTTGAAATTAGTGACTCGAAACTTTACTGATTTCCTTTTAGAGGTTTGTAAGTATTGGCTAGTTCGAGATATCTCAATCACTCAACTTCCTGCTCATTTTGAAAGTAAGCTAGAACAATTTTGTGAGGCTTTTCAATATCCTACTCTATTGTGGATGCTTGAAGAAATGAATGAACTTGCTGGAGTCGTTAAATGGGAACCTAATGCTAAACCTATAATTGAAACTAAACTTCTTTTGATGAGCAAGGAGGAGTAAAATGATTGGACAAGAGCTTGTCAAATCTACTATCTCAAAATGGAAACAGCTTCCAAAATATATAATCGTCGAAGGCGAAGTCGGTTCAGGAAGAAAAACCTTAATCCGTTACATTGCTTCGAAATTTGACGCTGATTCTATTGTAGTGGGAACAAGTGTAGATGACATTCGAAATATTATTCAGGACGCTCAAACTATTTTCAGGGCGAGAATCTACGTGATAGACGGCAATAGCTTGTCAATGTCCGCTCTTAACTCGCTTTTGAAGATAGCTGAAGAGCCTCCTTTAAACTGTCATATAGCCATGACTGTTGACAGTATCAACAATGCTCTACCCACGCTAGCAAGTCGAGCAAAAGTTCTAACCATGCTACCTTATACTAATAAGGAGAAATTTCTGTTCGTCAAGTCCTACAAAAAGGTTGACACTTCAGGAATTGACGACCGTGCGATTGTAGACTATTGCAATCTTGCCAGCAATCTTCAAATGCTTGAAGACATATTAGAATATGGCGCAGAAGAGCTATTTGAAAAGGTTTCAACATTCTATGACTTAATATGGGAGGCAAGTGCTAGCAATTCGCTAAAGGTTACTAATTGGCTCAAATTTAAGGAAACGGATGAAGGGAAAATTGAGCCTAAACTTTTCCTCAACTGTTTGCTAAATTGGTCAACAGTCGTCATCAGGAAACACTATTTAGAAATGTCTTTCGACGAACTTGAAGCTCATGACCTTTTAGTAAGAGAGGCGTCTAGGTGTTTGAGAAAGGTATCTAAAAAGGGCTCAAATGCGCGTGTTAGTGTAAACGAATTTATCAGGAGGGTCAAACAAGTTGAGTGATTTAGTATCATTTCAAAAGGATATTCGAACTAATAATTTGAAACCGTTCTATATCCTTTACGGCGAAGAAATTGGACTTATGAATGTATATCTCAATCAAATGGGAAATGTAGTTCGAGAGTCTTCAGTTTCAACAGTCTGGAAAACCCTTACTCAAAAAGGGCTCGTTTCTAATCGTCGAATATTTGCTGTTCGAGATGATAAAGACTTTTTAGCAAATGAGTCTAGATGGAAACGACTTCCAGACGTTAGATATGGGACACTTGTTTTGATGGTCACTAAAATTGACAAACGAAGCAAGTTGCTAAAAGCCTTTCCTGATAATTGTGTTGAGTTTGAGAAAATGACTGACGCGCAGTTGAAAAGGCATTTTGTGTCTAAATACTCGACTATTGATAGCGACATGATTGACATGGTTATCCAGTTTTGTCTAAACGATTACTCTAGAATTGACAATGAATTGGACAAGCTGTCGCGATTGAAAAAGGTTGACGCATCAGTAGTTGAATCCATTGTCAAGCACAAAACCGAAATTGACATTTTCAGCCTAGTTGATGATGTATTGGAATATAGGCCGGAGCAGGCAATTATGAAAGTCACTGAACTTTTAGCCAAAGGAGAAAGCCCTATTGGATTGCTTACCTTGCTTTATCAAAATTTCAATAACGCTTGTCTTGTGCTAGGCGCAGATGAGCCTAAAGAAGCCAATTTAGGGATTAAGCAGTTCTTAATCAATAAGATTGTCTATAACTTTCAATACGAGCTGGACTCAGCCTTTGAAGGCATGGCTATTTTAGGTCAAGCTATCGAAGGCATAAAGAACGGTCGATATACAGAAAGTTCAGCCGTCTACATTTCTTTATATAAAATTTTTTCATTGGCTTAACAAAAAGGCTGAAATCTGTGTATATTACAGTATAAGCAAAGGAGGACAGCTTATGACAAAAGTTGCGGTAAATAACCCGCAAAAGGTGAGAGTAGTTAGGGTCGGGAATATTGAATTTCTCGAATATTTAAAAAAGAAGTACGGAAACGAAACTTCTATCAGTTATATTATAGAAAATGAAAGGGGTCTAATATGACAGACTTTAAAAAACGCTTCAAGAAAGCAGTAACAGAAACAATCACTCGTGACGGAATTGATAACCTTATGGACTGGCTCGAATATGAAACTAACTTTTTCACAAGCCCTGCAAGCACTCGATATCATGGAAGCTATGAAGGTGGACTTGTCGAGCACTCACTAAACGTGTTCAATCAACTACTTTTCGAAATGGATACCATGGTTGGAAAAGGTTGGGAAGATATTTACCCAATGGAAACAGTTGCAATCGTAGCACTATTCCACGACCTTTGCAAAGTTGGACAATATCGTGAAACGGAAAAATGGCGCAAGAACAGCGACGGTGAATGGGAAAGCTATTTAGCATATGAATACGACCCTGAGCAACTTACAATGGGCCATGGAGCAAAATCTAATTTCTTTCTTCAACGTTTCATTCAACTAACTCCCGTTGAAGCTCAAGCAATTTTCTGGCATATGGGAGCCTATGATATTAGTCCTTATGCAAATTTGAATGGATGTGGAGCAGCCTTCGAAACTAATCCACTTGCATTCTTAATCCATCGCGCAGACATGGCCGCAACTTATGTAGTCGAAAATGAAAACTTCGAATACTCTCAAGGTCCAGTTGAACAAGGGGCTGAGGTTGAAGAAGTAGTCGAAGAAAAACCTAAGAGTTCAACTCGTAAGAAACCTGCACCTAAAGAAGAAAAAGTTGAAGAGGCTGAGGAAAAACCAAAAGCTGGAATCACTCGACGTCGCAAACCTGCGCCAAAAGAGGAAGCAGTAGAGGAGCCTAAAGAAGAGCCTAAGAAAGCACCTTCTAAAATTCGAATGCCTAAAAAGACTGAAAAGGTCGAAGAGGTAGAAAGAGCAGACGAGCCGAAAGTTGAAGAAGCAGAGGACGACAACGTGGTGGTACCTGCTGGATATGTTCGAAGTGTCTACTACTTCTACAGCGAAATTGAAGATGCCTACTACAAGAAAAATGTCGACGAACCTAACGATGACAGCGATATCCTTGTAGACGAAGAAGAGTACATGGACGCAATGTGTCCTGTATTAGAAGAAGACTTCTTCTACGAACTTGATGGTGAGGTTCACAAACTTGCCAAAGGTGAACGCTTGCCTGAAGAATATGATGAAGAAACTTGGGAACCTATCACTGAAGCAGAATACATCAAGCGCACAGAAAAACCTAAAGCAGTTGCAAAACCTACTCGAAAAACTCCAGCGCCTTCTCGTCGCCCTCGCCCTTAAAAGAAAGGTTAAAATAAAATGTGTGAAAATTGTCAAAACGAAAAATTCAAAACTAGAATCTTCAATGAAGATGAAAGTGGCTATGTCGACGCTTCATTCACTTACAAGGAAATTCGCGACACAGCAGCAGCTATTAGCAATCGAGCAGTAGAAAAGAAAGACCGTGACAGTCTTTTAGTCGCTTCAGTTATGGCTCTTCCTGTTTCTCACGCAGAAGATTTAGGCAAGAGACTTTGTATCGCAAATGCTCGAATAGAGTCTTTTCAGGAAGCTGTTGAAGAGGCTTGTAAAAACGAAAAGGCTGAAGATTTAAAGGACGTTATCTTAGGTCTTATCGAAATGGACAAAAAAATTGGCAACCTTGCATTGCAATTAGTTGAATCGGGAGCATTATAATGGAACGAATAAAGACGCTATTTCACGTTATCTATGCAAATGGAACTCATCTAGAAGTAGCAGCTTTATTCGATACCGTTGATGATTATGATAACGTTATAGAGGACATCCAGGGGTATATTGATGCCCCTGACCTTTATAATCAAAGGTGTATTAGAATGGCGCCTTACAATCCTGACATCAATGGTGACGCTATTGCTACTGACATCTTACTACGATTAGATGATATCATCTACGTCGACGCAACTTGTGAAACTATTAAATACGAGGAGCCAATTGCATGAACAATCAGCGAAAGCAAATGAACAAACGAATCGTCGAACTTCGCGAAGACTATCAACGTGCAAGAGGTCGAATAAACTTCCTTCTTGCTGTGAAGGACCAGGGCGAAGAACTCGAAAACCTTGAAGCCTTTGTAGGATACATTGACAATCTAGTCGAATGTTTTCCTGAAAGCCAACGAAATGTCTTGAGGCTATGTGTATTAGATGACCTTCCAGTCACTAATGCGGCCGCTGAAATTGGATACCACTATACATGGGTTCACCAACTTCGAGACAAAGCAGTTGAAACACTTGAAGAAATTTTAGATGGGGATAACATTATTCAGTCTAAACATGGAATCGAAATTAAGGAGAAACTTGATGAATTATATGGTAAAAGTCATTCTAGTTAGTGTCTTTGTACTGTCAGCCTTTTGCATGACTTGCTCAATGGTTTATTTGGTTACAGGTAAGCAAGAGGACCACCGTAGTACCGTCGCCCTTGTATTTGGCGCTCTCGTAAGCTCTGCGGCGTTCTATTCGACACTCTTTATCCTCGCCTACCTGCCATGAAATCACGCGCATACAAACCAATTCCCACGCGCAGAGCTAGTGCTAAACAAGAGAAGGCAGTTGCTAAGCAGTTGGGAGGTAAAGTACAGCCTAATTCAGGAGCCACTGACTACTACAAAGGTGACGTGGTAACAGACTCAATGCTTATAGAATGCAAGACAGTTATGAAGCCACAAAGCTCAGTCAGCTTGAAAAAGGAATGGTTCTTAAAAAATGAACAGGAAAGGTTCGCTCAAAAATTAGACTATTCTGCTATCGCTTTCGACTTTGGTGACGGAGGCGAACAGTATATAGCGATGTCCATAAGTCAGTTCAAGCGAATATTGGAGGATAGAAATGATAACCTTATTTAAAATAAGCGATGATGGAAAGGTGACAATATCTACAGGGTCAGCGATGCAACTTTACGCAGACCTTATTCCTATACAGGAAAATGATATAAAGTTTGTCGATATAACTGGGCTTGACCCTATTGTTCGAGAAAACGTACTTGAGCTCATTTCACGGAGCCGGGTAGGAGTTTCGAAATACGGAACAAACCTCGACCAAAACAATGTCGACGATTTCCTACAGCACGCCAAAGAAGAAGCACTCGACTTTGCTAACTACCTAACCAAGCTACAAAGTCAACAAAAGCAAAATAAATAGACCTATTTCTAGGTCTATTTTTATTATTGATAAATTCCAGCAATTTGACGAGCGCAATCCTCTAGCGCAGATACTAGGTGGCGGCTTTCTTGTTTACCTTGTTCATTTCTTGCTTTGATTTTTTCGTTAAGGCGTTCGATTCTTGTAGTCAATTTCTTGATGATTTCAATTCTAGCATCTACTTTCATGTCGCGAGTAAGTGTGACTCCAGTTTCAGCGACAGGACATGCTTTGAATACTGCAATGTCAAGTTCGCTCTTTCTAATAACTGAGCCTAGGTCTAAGTACAAGTTAGGATTGATTCCAGTGACCTTATATTGTTTCTCAGTTTCTTTGACAGGAATGCTTTCATAGTGGAAAGTGTAGTTCTTGTGACCGTCTTTCCAATCTGCTGTAAGATAACCGAAATATAGTGTTGTTTCCATAATTGACCTCTTTCTGCGTCCTTGACGCTTGTTTTATTTATATTATGATTATACGATAATAAATGAATAAAGTCAAGCGTTTTTGTAAACTTTTTTATTTTTTTTTGAAAAAAAATTAACGAGCCGAAGCTACGTTATTGATTTATAAGCTCAAGGGCTTGTTGAATTGCTTCATAGCCTTTACGACGTGCTACCTTTCCAGCTTTAGAGCCAGGTGAAAAGTCCCAAACAGTTTCGTCCACTTTAAAGTCATCCGCCTTGGCATAGTCAAGCAGCACCTGGATAGCTTTTTGCCACTTCCTCCAATTCTTAGAAAACTCGCCTATATTAGCACAACGCAAAACAAGTGCTCTAGTATGTTGGCTAGACATAATAAAATCCTTGAAGTTGTCAACAGTTATAGGAAGTTCCTTAGAGAATACATATGGCTCGCGAACATCGTATTTGAAAAGGCTGACAATTTCACTGTCCTTAAATAGTTCACCGCCTTTATACATAATACCTTGAACAATTTCATGTGGTTCTGCTCCGTTATCTAGTACATCGCCAACCGTATGACAATAGGCTTTAAGAACTGCAAAAAAACCTGGGGCGTCTGCACGCGCAACCTGGAGCTCCTTAACAGTCATCCAAGGCTGAGGGTTCTTACAAACAATCCTAATTCCTTCAAAATAGCTCTTGTCCGGGTCAATAGTGCCTAACATTGTCAGCCTGTTTTTATTGATATAAAGGTCGAAATAAACTTGAATTTCGTCAGTATTAGGCAGCCACTTAACTAGAACCTTTCTATAAGCGATTGCTTTTACCTTTACTGTTTTCGAGATATTTGTAGGGATAAGCATTTTCCTTTTGACATTGACTTTTTTCCGTTTTTTATTTTTTGCCATACTAGTATCTCCATTTCTGTTGGTCTAGCTTTTTAGCTCTGTTTAGTTCAGCTGCTTCTCGCGATGCAATAGTTTCGAGAATATGCCTGTTCATAGGCTCACAATATTCCGCCAAAGATTTGCCAGTTATGGTGGCGTCAATTAAGTAACCATCTATTGACTCCTTACCGTAAAATACGAAATCGTCTTGGCATACTAGCCTCTTATAGAAGCCATTTCCTGCGCGTGTTTCAATTTTAACCAAGCTCATTTTCACCCAAACTCGTAGACGATAAGGAGTTCCGGGCACCTCAAAAAGGAGCCTTCGTTTCTTATCGTCTACTTGTTTAATACATGAGTTTTGAAAATGAATAACTTTCCATTTATTTTCCATAGTTTCACCTTATTCCATGTACCCGTCAACAATCCATAATTGAAAAGGCTTATCCTCTCTATAAGGCCGTGATAATTTTAGTCCAGTTCCCACTACATTTGAAAGCGCGATTAGGTCATCTAGGCTGTCTAGCTCGAGTTCGATTACAAGGTTGCCAGTATCAATTTCACAAAAGTAAGCGACATTTCCAACTTTCTCTAGTGCTTCACGATACCTATCATATGTCGCCTCTTCGTCAAATAGTCGCGCAGAATAAACTTCGAATTTCATTTTAGTTACCGCCTTCCAAAATTTCATCGGGCATAATCTTTGCATTCTCGCCATGAAACTGTCCTTCGACATACGCTTCAAGATTGAAGTCATGTTGGGGTCTGTCAATTCCTTCTGTCTTTAAGTTTTTAAAGGTTTCTCTAAGCGCATTCTTTATTTCCTCGCTAGGCAAGACCATGAGCGAATACTCTTCTACCTGCTTTTTAAATCGCGTATTTAAGGCTGACAAAAAGCCTTTAAGGTATGAATTTTTGTAAGAAGGTTCGCGAGTGGGGAGCCTGTCAATTCGATATCGAAGGTAAAGCAAAGCAGCCTCATATATTTTAGACACTAATTCAGCGTCTTGTTTTTCGCCGAAGAAAATTATTCGACTTTTATTCAATAGTCTATCACGCTGATTAATGCAAACGCACCTAAAATTATTCGCAAGAATATAACCTAGGTCACGTTCCCACCAAAAGATTCGACCTGCTTCTTTTCCAACAGCTTGAGAAGTTTCGAACTTTTCAGGCTCTTCAAATTGCTCAACCTGAGCAAGTGCGATATTATTTTTTAGCATCAACTTTTGAGCCATAAGAAGGGCAGTTTGCCCTTCCTCATCGCTGGGGTTGTCATTTGCTAATTGAATAAGATTTTTAATTTTTTCGATAATTTTTTCGTTTTCCATATTATTTCCCCTTCACGTTATAGACTCGAGCCTTACTGAAGTCAATATCTTCAGGAGCAATAGGCTTATCATAAGTCCAGGCGCGACAAGTGTCAAACTTGAAAAGTCGACAAAACATAGATTCACTATGGTCGAAACTTTCAGTGCATTGTTCAATGTCGACCTCAACTTCGAAAACAACAATATCAATATTTCGAAAGGCTAAAAATGCCAAAGCCTTTTCATAACTCTCAGCAAAATAGATAACCCCAAACGAAGGCTTCAAGCCCTCGTCTAGGATATCACTTAAATTTTCAAGATTAGTGGCGTGATAAAGTTTCATTAGATACTCCTTACATATCTAAAGTGACTACATAAATAGAAGAAGTTTTATCTTCCAAGTCCCATTCAATAGCTTCCTCTTCGCTGAGCTTTTCGAGTTTTAAAACTGTCGCTTCAGCTAAAACATTAGCAAAGTTCGAACCGTTGAGAATGTTTTCGATATTTCCTGCGCCTAAGACTTCAGCTTGGTCATTGTTCACTACCATTAGGTATTCGTTAGTAAGTGCTTTAGCAAAGTTTGAAAATTTCATTTTATTTTCTCCTTTATTTGTTTTTCTTTATACTATTATTATACAATAATGAGTGAATAAAGTAAAGCATTTTTTATAAAAAAGTTGAACTTTTTTTACAATTTTTTTTGAACTATTTAAAAATTAAAAAATGGGCGGAAAATTTAGGCGACAATTTATACCCATTTTCAACCTCATTTATAAACAATCTAATATAGAAAAGGACTTAATAAGTAAATAAAAAAGGCGCCCTGAAAATACCTACAAATCCCATAGTCTGTAAGTAAAAACAAAAATTAGGGGCGACATAAAAGTCGAGCACTATCTTATTTTACCACCAGTCTCATATATACGAATACAGATATAGCAAGCATCTAGCAGACTTTCGAATGAACTTTGAAATAACGAACGAAGATACCTAAATAGAAGGATAAAAGCACTTCCACAAACAAGTTCTCAAAAATGCTCTCAAATACCGTAAAATTAGTAGGTTTGAACTTTTCGAGACTAACTGAAAAAGCACTCGAAAATTCGAGAATGCTCGAAAAGTCGACCTCAAAATAACTGCTCGAAAACCTCAAAACTCTCGAAAAGTCGAGCATAAAAAGGGGTCGAAAAGTCGAACTTCTCGAAAAGTCGAACCGGTTCGAAAAGTCGAGAATGCTCGAAAAACTCAGGGATTCGAAAACCTCAAAACACTCGAAAAGTCGACCTCCAAATAACTGCTCGAAAACGGAAAATTGGACTGTATTAGTTCAACCATTTTAATTTCAAAATCACTCTTTTTCTCATTATAGGACTATAAATTCAGTCAATTGTAAGTCACGCGCAAATTTGTTACAATGTAAACGATAAAATATAAAGGAGGGTCAATAAATGGCGAAAGCTACTGGACCAAAAGTTCGAAGAGGAAAAACTCCTCCACGGCCAAAAGACAAAAAAGGAATCAAAGCGAATGCGCGTGTTAATAAAGACCAGTTCGTTGAGTATGACTATAAAGGCATCAAGATGACAATTAAGGAACGTGATGCTAGAATGAAATTGGAATTTATTAGGGGCATGACTGTTCAGGAAATTGCAGCCCGCTATGGATTAAATGAAAAGCGTGTAGGCGAAATTAGAGCTCGCGATAAATGGGTCAAGGCTAAGAAAGAGTTCGAGAATGAAAAAGCTCTTGTCACTAATGATACATTGACTCAAATGTATGCAGGGTTTAAAGTCTCAGTCAATATTAAATATCACGCCGCCTGGGAGAAACTAATGAACATCGTTGAAATGTGCTTAGACAATCCTGACAGATATTTATTTACTAAAGAAGGAAATATTAGATGGGGCGCATTAGATGTACTTTCGAACCTTATCGACAGAGCTCAAAAAGGCCAGGAACGTGCTAATGGAATGCTTCCGGAAGAGGTTCGATATAGACTACAAATTGAGCGCGAGAAAATTACATTGCTCCGGGCCAAAATGGGCGACCAGGAAATTGAAGGCGAGGTTAAAGATAACTTCGTAGAAGCACTAGATAAAGCAGCTCAAGCCGTTTGGCAAGAGTTCAGTGATGTAACAGGTTCCTACATTAAAGGGGTGACTGATAATGACAATAAGCCTGAGAAATAGACTGCCAAAGTTCAACTTTGTCCCTTTTAGTAAGAAACAGCTTCAACTATTGACATGGTGGACAAAGGGCTCACCTTTTCGAACTTTCGACATTGTCATAGCCGATGGGTCCATTCGTTCAGGAAAAACAGTATCGATGGCTCTTTCATTTTCCCTTTGGGCCATGACGGAATTTAATGGACAAAACTTTGCCATCTGTGGTAAGACAATTCATTCCGCTCGACGAAATGTTATTCAACCTCTAAAGCAAATGCTTACAAGTCGCGGGTATGAAATTCGAGATGTTCGAAATGAAAATCTACTTATTATTAGACACTTTAGAAATGGCGAAGAAATTGTCAACTACTTCTATATATTTGGAGGAAAAGATGAGTCAAGCCAAGACCTTATCCAAGGGGTAACATTAGCAGGTATCTTCTGTGATGAGGTGGCACTGATGCCTGAATCCTTTGTCAACCAAGCGACAGGGCGCTGTTCCGTAACAGGTTCGAAAATGTGGTTCTCTTGTAACCCAGCCAATCCTAATCACTACTTCAAGAAGAACTGGATTGACAAACAGGTCGAAAAGCGTATTCTATATCTTCACTTTACAATGGACGACAACCCTAGCCTCACTGATAGCATTAAAAGGCGTTATGAAAAAATGTATGCTGGAGTCTTTAGAAAACGATTTATTCTCGGCCTTTGGGTAACAGCAGATGGACTTGTTTATTCAATGTTCAACGAAGAGCAGCACGTTAAGAAGCTCAATATAGAATTCGACCGTTTATTTGTAGCAGGAGACTTTGGTATCTACAATGCAACTACTTTCGGCCTTTATGGATTCTCGAAACGTCATAAGCGCTACCATCTAATTGAGTCATACTACCACTCAGGGCGTGAGGCGGAAGAGCAACTAACCGAGGCTGATGTGAGTTCGAATGTTCAATTTAGTTCAGTTCTACAAAAGACTACTAAAGAATACGCAAATGATTTAGTTGATATGATACGAGGAAAGCAAATCGAGTACATCATTCTCGACCCGTCTGCTTCTGCTATGATTGTTGAACTTCAAAAGCATCCATATATAGCTAGAAAGAATATCCCTATCATTCCTGCTCGAAATGACGTGACGCTTGGCATTTCATTTCACGCTGAACTTTTGGCTGAGAATAGATTTACACTCGACCCTAGCAACACACACGACATTGATGAATACTATGCTTACAGCTGGGATAGTAAAGCGAGCCAGCTGGGAGAAGATAAAGTCATTAAAGAGCATGACCACTGCATGGACCGAAACCGATATGCCTGTCTTACTGACGCGTTAATCAACGATGACTTCGGTTTCGAAATACAAATATTATCCGGAAAAGGCGCTAGAAACTAACTAAACACTTTTATAGAAATTAGTGTATAATATAAGTAGGAGGATATAAACATGGCTAAAAAATCAAAAGCTATCTCACACACAGACGAACTGATTAGTCAGTCGTTTGACAGCCCTTTGGCAAAGAATCAAAAGTTCAAGAAGGAGCTTCAGGAAGTTGAAAAGTATTATCAATACTTCGACGGATTTGATGTCACGGACTTGAATACTGACTATGGACAAACATGGAAGATTGACGAAGACTCAGTCGACTATAAACCTACTCGAGAAATTCGAAACTATATTCGACAACTTATCAAAAAGCAATCACGCTTTATGATGGGTAAAGAGCCGGAGCTCATCTTTAGTCCAGTTCAAGACGGACAAGATGAACAGGCTGAGAATAAGCGTATTCTATTCGACTCTATTTTAAGGAATTGTAAATTCTGGAGTAAGAGCACAAATGCACTAGTCGACGCCACAGTAGGTAAACGAGTATTGATGACAGTTGTAGCAAATGACTCTCAAAAGATTGATGTTCAGTTTTATTCAATGCCTCAGTTCACTTACACCGTTGACCCTAGAAACCCTTCCAGCTTGCTTTCAGTTGACATCGTGTATCAAGATGAGCGCACAAAAGGAATGAGCACTGAAAAACAACTTTGGCATCATTATAGATATGAAATGAAAGCTGGAACAAGTCAATCAGGAATTGCTACAGCTTTAGAAGACATTGAAGAACAATGTTGGCTCACTTACGCTTTGACGGACGGAGAGTCGAACCAAATCTACATGACTGAAAGCGGACAAACTACTATAAAAGAAACAGATGCTAAACTTGTAGAGATTGAAGACAACTTGGGCAACAAGATTGAAGTTCCTTTAAAAGTTCAAGAATCAGCGCCTACAGGCTTGAAACAAATCCCTTGTCGAGTCATTCTTAATGAACCATTGACTAATGACATATACGGGACAAGTGATGTCAAAGACCTTATCACAGTAGCAGATAACTTGAACAAAACTATTAGTGACTTACGAGATTCGCTTAGATTTAAAATGTTCGAGCAGCCTGTTATTATCGACGGCTCTTCTAAATCAATTCAAGGAATGAAGATTGCGCCAAACGCTTTGGTCGACCTTAAGAGTGACCCCACATCATCAATCGGCGGTACTGGAGGCAAGCAAGCTCAAGTCACTTCTATTTCAGGAAACTTCAACTTCCTTCCAGCGGCCGAATATTATTTAGAAGGCGCGAAAAAAGCCATGTATGAACTAATGGACCAGCCAATGCCTGAAAAGGTACAGGAGGCGCCATCAGGAATTGCAATGCAGTTCTTATTCTACGACCTAATTTCTCGATGTGACGGAAAATGGATTGAGTGGGATGATGCTATTCAATGGCTCATTCAAATGCTAGAAGAAATTTTAGCAACAGTGAATGTTGACTTGGGAAATATTCCTCAAGATATTCAATCAAGTTATCAAACACTTACGACAATGACTATCGAACACCACTATCCAATTCCTAGCGACGAACAGGCTGCCAAGCAACTTGCGCTCACTGAAGTTCAAACTAATGTACGCAGCCACCAATCCTACATTGAAGAATTCAGTAAGAAAGAAAAGGCGGACAAGGAATGGGAACGCATTTTGGAAGAACTTGCTCAGCTTGACGAAATCTCAGCTGGAGCATTGCCTGTATTAGCAAACGAATTAAACGAACAAGAGGAGCCTCAAGATGAAACGAGTGAAGAAGACGAAGTTGATGACAAAGAAAAAGAACAAACTGAACAACCAGCCGAAGAAGGAGTCGACCCAGACGTTCAAGGTTAATTGTGACCATTGTGAGCATAAGTTCGAACTTACATCTAAACAGATTATCTCGAAACATATCGAAAAGGGCGTAGAGTGGAGATTCTTCGAATGTCCTAAGTGCCATTATCGGTTCACCACTTATGTAGGAAACAAGGAAATTGAAAACCTTATTCGATTTAGAAATACTTGTCGAGCTAAAATGAAGCAGGAACTTCAAAAAGGAGCTGCTGCTAATCAAAACACCTACCATTCATATCGAATTCAGGATGAGCAAGCTGGGCATAAAATCTCAGGGCTTATGGCTAAGCTGAAAAAGGAGATAGACATTGAAAAACGAGAAAAAGAATGGGTATCTGTATAGCTGGGAAAAGGCTATTCATGAAAATAATATTCGTCTAACCCTTGAACAAGAGCAAGCTGTACTGAAAGCCTTCAGCGATGCAGGAACTGATTTAATTGCAAAGATTAAAAAGTCTCGAAATGGATACTTGCCTAAAAGAATCTATAAAGACTACGCTTACGACCTGCACGCTGTTCTTGTTCAACTAATGACTGAATACTCTCATAAGGCGGCAATGAACGCAGTAGATGGCCAGGTAGTTCATATTCTACAAGTATTAGCAGAAGATGGAAATGCTACGGCTGAAAAGTTCGAAAAGGAAGTCAGGGCTGCATCTTTAGTATTTTCACGAAGAGCAGCCGAGGCAGTTGTCAAAGGTGAAATCTATAAGGACGGCAAAAACCTCTCGAAACGTGTTTGGTCTTCAGCCGCACGCGCAGGAAATGATGTTCAACAAATTGTCACACAAGGCCTAGCAAGTGGAATGTCTGCTACAGATATGGCTAAGATGCTCGAGAAATATATTGACCCTAAGGCTCGAAAAGATTGGGACTTCGACAAGATAGCTGAGAAGCTAGGGAAACCGGCTGCTCATAAATATCAAAATCTCGAATACAGTGCCCTTCGACTTGCTCGAACTACCATTAGCCATTCCGCCACAGCTGGAGTTCGACAATGGGGTAAAGTCAATCCTTATGCTCGAAAAGTTCAATGGCATTCTGTTCACGCTCCAGGTCGAACGTGTCAAGCGTGTATCGATTTAGATGGTGAAGTATTTCCTATCGAAGAATGTCCTTTCGACCATCCTAATGGAATGTGCTACCAAACTGTATGGTACGAAAACTCACTCGAAGAAATCGCTGATGAGTTAAGAGGCTGGGTAGACGGAGAACCTAATGATGTATTAGACGCATGGTACGACGATTTAAGTTCAGGAAAAGTTGAGAAATACAGCGACCTCGACTTTGTTAAAAGTTATTAGGCTCGGTTCAATACCGAGTCTTTTTGTCTATAAATTGTCTAATTTCGAGAACCTTCGAAAAGTAGTAAAATGGTATCCAGTTATGTTATAATATAAGTCGAAAAGGAACCTTGTCGCCTTAATGACTCGAAATTGGTTTCACTGTTCCAATTAAATAAAAACAGCAGATTCAGCCGGAGGGCGGAAAACTCAGGAGGAAAACAAATGGCTTATCAATTAGAAGACTTGTTAAAAGGTCTAGATGAACCAACTATCAAACAGGTGAAGGAAGTTATTTCGAAAACTTCGAAAGAACTCGATGCTAAAATTTTCATTGACGGCGACGGTCAACATTTTGTACCTCACGCACGTTTCGATGAAGTTGTTCAACAGCGCGATGCAGCTAACGGCTCAATTAATTCTTATAAAGAACAAGTCGCGACGCTTTCTAAACAGGTCAAAGATAACGGTGATGCGCAGACCACTATCCAAAACCTTCAAGAGCAACTCGACAAGCAGTCTCAACTTGCAAAAGGCGCTGTGATTACTTCAGCTCTTCATCCGTTGATTAGTGACTCCATTGCTCCAGCAGCAGACCTTCTTGGATTCATGAACCTTGACAACATTACGGTCGAAAGTGACGGTAAAGTTAAAGGTCTCGATGAAGAGTTGAAAGCTGTTCGTGAGTCTCGTAAATACTTATTCAAAGAAGTCGAAGTTCCAGCAGAACCGGAAGCTCATAAGTCGCCAGCTGGGACTGGAAATTTAGGAAATCCAGGTCGTGTCGGCGGCGGTGTCCCAGAACCTCGTGAAATCGGCTCTTTTGGTAAGCAACTTGCTGCTGCTCAACAAACGGCAGGAGCACAAGAACAATCATCATTCTTTAAATAATAGGAGGAACTAACTATGCCTAATGTGCGAGTTAAGAAAACTGATTTTAATCAAACCACTCGAAGCATTGTCGCAATTCCTGACCACTACGTTGCTCTGGCTGCTCAAATTCCAGCTACCGCAGCAACTCAAGTAGGGAACAAGAAATACATTCTTGCCGGAACTTGCGTGAAAAATGCTACTACACTTGAAGGACGCAAAACTGGACTCGAAGTAGTATCTACCGGTGAGCAATTCGACGGTGTCATCTTCGCTGACCAAGAAGTGTTCGAAGGTGAAGAAAAAGTAACCGTGACAGTATTAGTTCATGGATTTGTTAAATATGCAGCCCTTCGAAAAGTTGGCGATGCTGTGCCTGAATCTAAAAACGCAATGATTCTTGTCGTTAAATAGGAGGAATTATAGATGAATATTTATGATTATATCAACGCAGGGGAGATTGCTAGCTACATTCAAGCACTTCCTTCAAACGCTCTTCAATACCTTGGACCTACTCTTTTCCCTAATGCTCAACAAACAGGGACAGACATTTCATGGCTCAAGGGCGCAAATAATTTGCCAGTAACTATCCAGCCATCTAACTACGACGCGAAAGCAAGTCTTCGTGAACGTGCTGGATTTAGCAAACAAGCTACTGAGATGGCATTCTTCCGTGAGTCTATGCGACTTGGTGAAAAAGACCGTCAAAACTTGCAAATGCTATTGAACCAAAGTTCAGCTCTTGCTCAACCTCTAATCACTCAGCTCTACAATGACACTAAGAACCTTGTGGACGGTGTTGAAGCGCAAGCAGAATACATGCGTATGCAATTGCTTCAATACGGTAAATTCACTGTCAAATCAACTAACAGCGAGGCTCAATACACTTACGACTACAACATGGATGCTAAGCAACAATATGCAGTCACTAAGAAATGGACTAACCCGGCTGAAAGTGACCCTATCGCTGACATTTTAGCAGCAATGGATGACATCGAAAACCGTACAGGTGTTCGCCCTACTCGAATGGTCTTGAACCGAAACACTTACAACCAAATGACTAAGAGTGACTCAATCAAGAAAGCTCTTGCAATTGGTGTTCAAGGTTCTTGGGAAAACTTCTTGCTTCTTGCAAGTGACGCTGAGAAATTCATCGCTGAGAAAACAGGTCTTCAAATCGCTGTCTACTCTAAGAAAATTGCTCAGTTCGCTGACGCTGACAAACTTCCAGACGTTGGTAACATTCGTCAGTTCAACTTGATTGACGACGGTAAAGTGGTATTGCTTCCACCTGACGCAGTTGGTCACACTTGGTATGGTACTACTCCTGAAGCGTTTGACTTGGCTTCTGGCGGAACAGACGCTCAAGTTCAAGTTCTTTCAGGCGGACCTACCGTTACAACTTATCTTGAAAAACATCCTGTCAACATTGCAACAGTTGTATCAGCTGTTATGATTCCGTCATTCGAAGGAATTGACTATGTAGGAGTTCTCACAACTAATTAGGAGGTCGCTATATGGCTACATTAAAAGCTCTTAGCACCTTAATCGTTTCCGGAGCAGTAGTGCATTCAGGGTCGGTATTTTCTTGCCCTGAAGCGCTTGCTTCGTCTTTAATTGAACGCAATTTTGCGTTCGAGATTAAGGCGGCTGAAGATGGAGAAACGGTAGAAACTGTTCCTCAAGCAATTGAATCAGTTGAAGAAATTGACGAAGTTGAACAAATGCGCGAAGAGTATGCGGCTAAAACCGTTCCTGAGCTCGTTGAATTAGCAAGAGCTAATGGAATTGACATTTCTTCAATTTCTCGAAAAAGCGAATATATTGACGCTCTAATCAAATACGAACTAGGAGAGTAAAATGGCAGCTCAAACGGACATTGAATTAGTCAAAATCAATATCGATAACGATAATTCACCGTCACCAATGACTGACCAAAGTATCTCAGCGCTTTTAGATAAGCATAAGTCTGTCGCCTATGTTAGTTATATGATTTGCTTAATGAAGACCCGGAATGACGCGGTAACCCTTGGACCTATCAGTCTAAAAGGTGACGCAGACTACTGGAAACAAATGGCGCAATTCTATTATGACCAATATAAGCAAGAACAGCTTGAAACTGATGAAAAGTCGAACGCTGGTTCGACAATCTTAATGAAAAGAGCTGATGGTACATGAGTTATGATGTGAATTATGTTAAGAATCAAGTTCGTAGAGCCATTGAAACTGCTCCTACTAAAATCAAGGTACTTCGAAACTCTTGGGTCAGTGATGGGTATGGAGGAAAGAAAAGGGATAAAGCGAATGAAGTCGTAGCAGACGACCTTGTTTGTTTAGTTGATAATTCAACTGTTCCTGACCTTTTGTCCAATTCCACTGACGCAGGAAGAATTTTTGCTCAAAATGGAGTGAAAATTTTCATTCTATATGAAGAAGGAAAAGATATTCGAAGAGCCGATATTATCGAAATTAAAAACTCAGGAAGACGGTACAGGGTAGTTGAAACCCACAATCTTCTCGAGCAGGACATTTTGATAGAACTTAAATTGGAGGTGAACGACTGATGTCTCAGCCTGAATTAGTATGGAAGCCTGAAGAATTTGTTAGTAACTGTGAAAGGTACCGAAACAAGTTTCAAGTCGCTGTCATAACCGTTTGTGAAGTGGCTGCTACTAAGATGGAAGAATACGCAAAGACGCACGCTATCTGGACAGACCGTACAGGGAATGCTCGACAGAAACTCAAAGGAGAAGCTGCTTGGGTAAGCGCAGACCAAATCATGATAGCTGTATCTCATCACATGGACTACGGGTTTTGGCTAGAACTAGCTCATGGTCGAAAATACAAAATTCTCGAACAGGCTGTAGAAGACAATGTCGAAGAACTTTTTAGAGCGTTGAGAAGGTTATTAGACTAGGAGTGAACATGACTAAACGAACGACAATGATGGACAGATTGAAGGAAATTCTTCCTACATTTCAGCTCTCGCCTGCTCCTATGCTTCCAGGAGTTGAATTTGACGAGCAAGATACAGATAGGCCGGATGACTACATTGTTCTTCGATATAGTCATAGAATGCCTAGTGCAACAAATAGCCTAGGAAGTTTTGCTTATTGGAAAGTTCAAATCTACGTCCATTCAAACTCAATTATAGGTATCGACGAATATAGCAGAAAGGTTCGAAACATTATCAAGGACATGGGCTACGAAGTAACCTATGCAGAAACTGGTGACTACTTCGACACAATGCTTTCTAGATACCGACTAGAAATCGAATATAGAATTCCACAGGGAGGAAATTAAAAATGAGTAAAGACATTCTTTACGGAATCAAGCTCGTGCAAATTGAGGAGCTTGACCCATTGACTCAGTTGCCAAAAGTCGGCGGAGCTAACTTTGTCGTAGATACGGCAGAAACAGCAGAACTTGAAGCCGTGACTTCGGAAGGAACTGAAGATGTGAAACGCAATGACACGCGCATTCTTGCTATCGTGCGTACTCCAGACCTTTTATACGGTTATGACTTGACATTCAAGGACAACACGTTTGACCCTGAAATCATGGCCCTAATTGAAGGTGGTACAGTACGTCAACAAGGCGGAACTATTGCTGGATACGATACCCCAATGCTTGCACAAGGTGCTTCTAATATGAAACCATTTAGAATGAATATCTATGTGCCCAACTATGTAGGTGACTCAATTGTCAACTACGTGAAAATCACTTTGAATAACTGTACCGGTAAAGCTCCAGGGCTTTCAATCGGGAAAGAGTTCTACGCTCCTGAGTTCAACATCAAAGCACGTGAAGCAACCAAAGCAGGTTTGCCAGTTAAGTCAATGGACTATGTGGCACAACTTCCAGCAGTTCTTCGTCGCGTAACATTCGACTTGAATGGTGGAACAGGAACAGCCGACGCGGTTCGAGTTGAAGCAGGTAAGAAGATTTCTCCAAAACCAGCTGACCCTGCATTAGTAGGTAAGACATTCAAAGGCTGGAAAGTTGAAGGAGAGTCAACTATTTGGGACTTCGACAATCACATGATGCCTGACCGAGACATCAAACTCGTAGCACAATTCGCATAGAAATTTAGAAAGAAGGGTCTGTTATGACTAATATTATCACAGCTGAGCAGTTTAAACAACTTGCATTTCAAATCATCGCACTTCCAGGATTTTCAAAAGGTAGTGAACCTATCCATGTTAAAATTCGAGCAGCAGGTGTCATGAACCTAATCGCTAACGGGAAAATCCCTAATACGCTTTTAGGTAAAGTGACAGAACTGTTTGGAGAAACTTCGACAGTCACTAAAGACAATGCTAGTCTAGCATCAGTTACTGACCAACAGAAGAAAGAAGCGCTCGACCGCTTGAACAAAACCGATACCGGTATTCAAGACATGGCTGAACTTCTTCGAGTATTCGCAGAAGCTTCAATGGTAGAGCCTACTTACGCTGAAGTCGGCGAGTATATGACAGATGAGCAACTTATGACAATCTTCAGTGCAATGTACGGTGAAGTGACTCAAGCTGAAACCTTTCGTACAGACGAAGGAAATGTCTAATGTCATAGCAGTCGCTACTGAATTTCATATTAGACCTAGCGAGGTGGTCGGGATGCAAACTGATTTAGGCAAATACTGCTTCGACGCAGCAGCCGTTGCTTATATTAGATATTTGCAGGAAGACAAGACTCCTAGGTATCCTGGTGACGAAAAGAAAAATCCAGGATTGCAAATGCTTATGGAGTGACTATTTTCAGTCGCTCCTCTTTTTGTATATAGAAAGGAAATTACATGGATTTTGGGTCAATTGCAGCAAAAATGACTTTGGATATCTCAAACTTCACAAGTCAATTAAATCTTGCTCAAAGTCAAGCGCAACGGCTCGCACTCGAGTCTTCGAAGTCCTTTCAAATTGGTTCTGCTTTAACAGGATTAGGGAAAGGACTTACGACTGCGGTTACCCTTCCTCTTATGGGATTTGCAGCCGCCTCTATTAAAGTAGGGAATGAATTCCAAGCTCAAATGTCCCGTGTTCAAGCTATTGCAGGAGCGACAGCGGAAGAGCTTGGTAGAATGAAGACTCAAGCAATCGACCTTGGTGCTAAAACTGCTTTTAGTGCAAAAGAGGCGGCTCAAGGTATGGAAAATCTAGCTTCAGCCGGTTTCCAGGTAAATGAAATCATGGACGCTATGCCAGGGGTACTTGACCTGGCTGCCGTATCTGGAGGAGATGTGGCCGCGAGCTCCGAGGCCATGGCTAGTTCCCTTCGAGCCTTTGGATTAGAGGCAAACCAGGCGGGTCACGTGGCTGACGTATTTGCTCGAGCAGCAGCTGATACGAACGCAGAAACTAGCGACATGGCAGAAGCGATGAAATATGTCGCTCCAGTTGCTCACTCTATGGGCTTGAGCCTTGAAGAAACGGCTGCGTCTATTGGGATTATGGCCGACGCCGGTATTAAGGGCTCCCAAGCCGGAACCACGCTTAGAGGCGCTCTCTCGCGTATTGCTAAGCCTACAAAGGCGATGACCAAATCTATGCAGGAATTAGGAGTTTCGTTCTACGACGCGAACGGAAATATGATTCCTCTAAGAGAACAAATCGCTCAACTGAAAACAGCTACTGCAGGACTTACTCAAGAAGAACGGAACCGACATATCGTTACGCTCTACGGTCAAAACTCTCTCTCCGGTATGCTTGCACTATTAGACGCAGGTCCTGAGAAATTGGATAAGATGACCAATGCTCTCGTGAACTCGGACGGAGCTGCTAAGGAAATGGCAGAAACTATGCAGGACAACCTTGCTAGTAAAATCGAGCAAATGGGAGGGGCTTTCGAGTCTGTTGCTATTATTGTTCAACAAATTCTCGAACCTGCACTTGCTAAGATAGTAGGAGCAATCACAAAAGTTCTCGAAGCCTTCGTAAATATGTCGCCTATCGGTCAAAAGATGGTTGTCATATTCGCAGGAATGGTTGCAGCCCTTGGACCTCTATTGCTTATTGCAGGAATGGTGATGACAACTATTGTCAAGTTAAGAATTGCTATTCAGTTTTTAGGTCCAGCATTTATGGGAACGATGGGAACCATTGCAGGAGTTATAGCAATATTCTATGCTCTGGTCGCCGTGTTCATGATAGCCTACACAAAATCGGAGAGATTTAGAAACTTTATCAACAGTCTTGCGCCTGCTATTAAAGCCGGGTTTGGAGGAGCGTTAGAATGGCTACTTCCACGACTGAAAGAGTTAGGAGAATGGTTACAGAAGGCAGGCGAGAAGGCGAAAGAGTTCGGTCAGTCTGTCGGGTCTAAAGTGTCAAAACTGCTCGAACAGTTTGGAATAAGTATCGGTCAGGCAGGAGGCTCGATTGGTCAGTTCATTGGAAATGTTCTCGAAAGGCTAGGAAGCGCATTTGGAAAAGTAGGAGGAGTCATTTCAATTGCTGTTTCACTTGTGACTAAATTTGGGTTAGCATTTCTTGGAATTACAGGACCACTCGGGATTGCTATTAGTCTGTTAGTTTCATTTTTGACAGCTTGGGCTAGAACAGGTGAGTTCAACGCAGACGGAATTACTCAAGTATTCGAAAACTTAACAAACACAATTCAGTCGACGGCTGATTTCATCTCTCAATACCTTCCAGTCTTTGTCGAAAAAGGAACTCAAATTTTAGTTAAGATTATTGAAGGAATTGCATCTGCTGTTCCTCAAGTAGTTGAAGTGATTTCACAAGTCATTGAAAATATTGTGATGACAATTTCGACAGTTATGCCCCAATTAGTCGAAGCAGGAATTAAGATACTCGAAGCGCTTATGAATGGTCTTGTTCAATCTCTTCCTACTATCATTCAAGCAGCTGTTCAAATTATCACTGCTTTATTCAATGGTATTGTTCAGGCACTTCCTACGCTTATTCAAGCAGGTCTTCAAATTTTGTCAGCTCTCATAAACGGACTAGTTCAAGCGCTTCCGGCAATTATTCAAGCAGCTGTCCAAATTATCATGTCGCTTGTTCAAGCACTAATTGAAAACTTGCCTATGATAATCGAAGCAGCGATGCAGATTATAATGGGTCTAGTCAACGCACTGATTGAAAATATAGGACCTATTTTAGAAGCAGGGATTCAAATTCTAATGGCTTTAATCGAGGGACTTATTCAAGTGCTTCCTGAACTAATTACAGCAGCGATTCAAATCATTACTTCACTATTAGAAGCAATCTTGTCGAACCTTCCTCAACTTCTAGAAGCCGGAGTTAAGTTGCTTTTATCACTTCTTCAAGGGTTGCTAAATATGCTTCCTCAACTAATTGCAGGGGCTTTGCAAATCATGATGGCACTTCTTAAAGCAGTTATCGACTTCGTCCCTAAACTTCTTCAAGCAGGTGTTCAACTTCTTAAGGCATTGATTCAAGGTATTGCTTCACTTCTCGGCTCACTTTTATCGACAGCTGGAAACATGCTTTCATCATTAGTTAGCAAGATTGCTAGCTTTGTAGGACAGATGGTTTCAGGAGGTGCGAACCTGATTCGAAACTTCATTAGTGGTATTGGGTCAATGATTGGTTCAGCTGTCTCTAAAATTGGCAGCATGGGAACTTCAATTGTTTCTAAGGTTACTGGATTCGCTGGACAAATGGTAAGCGCAGGGGTCAACCTTGTTCAAGGCTTCATCAACGGTATCGGTTCAATGGTAAGTTCTGCGGTAAGTGCGGCGGCTAATATGGCTAGCAGTGCGTTGAATGCTGTTAAAGGCTTCCTAGGTATCCACTCTCCGTCACGTGTCATGGAGCAGATGGGTATCTACACAGGTCAAGGGTTCGTAAATGGTATTGGTAACATGATTCGAACTACACGTGACAAGGCTAAAGAAATGGCTAAAACTGTTACCGAAGCTCTCAGCGACGTGAAGATGAATATTCAAGAAAATGGAGTTATAGAAAAGGTCAAAGACGTTTACGAAAAGATGGCTGACCAACTTCCTGAAACTCTTCCAGCTCCTGATTTCAGCGAGGTTCGTAAAGCAGCCGATTCGCCTCAAGTGGACTTGTTCAATACAGGAAATGACAACCCTAACCAACCTCAATCTCAATCTAAAAACAATCAAGGCGAGCAAACCGTTGTCAACATTGGAACAATCGTAGTTCGAAACAATGACGACGTTGACAAACTGTCGAGAGGATTGTATAATAAGAGTAAAGAAACCTTATCAGGGTTTGGTAACATTGTAACACCGTAAAGGAGAAATAGATGGCTAGCAGACAGACGCTATTGGTCGACGGAATTGACCTTGTCGACAAAGGTGCAACCGTGCTAGAATATGTAGGACTCACTTTCGCAGGATTCAAGGACTCAGGATTTAAAAACCCTGAAGGCATAGACGGAGTATTAGATTCTCCGTCTAATGCTATGTCCGCTCTTACTGGAAGCGTGACCCTAATGTTCCACGGAGAAACCGAAAAACAAGTCAATGCAAAATATAGACAATTCAAACAATTTATCCGCTCGAAGTCATTTTGGAGAATTTCGACACTTGAAGACCCTGGATACTATCGAATAGGAAAATTTTTAGGAGAAACCGAGCAAGGAAAACTTGTAGACGTTCAAGCCTTTAAAGATACTTCCCTTGTCGTTAAATTAGGAATTCAGTTCAAAGATGCTTACGAGTACAGCGATTCAACAGTTCGAAAGGTTTATAAGCTCCAACCTGCTTTAGGAGGCGATAGCTTACCTAACCCAGGTAGACCTACTCGACAATTTAGAGTAGAGATAAGAACTACTTCCCAAATCAAAGGATATTTTCGAATCGGTGAGAAAAGTTCAGGACAGTTCGTTGAGTTTGGAACTAATTCAGTATTGATGGAAAATGGTTCGATTATTATTCTAAATCTTGGAACCTTTGAACTTATCAAAATTAGCAGTGCAAATCAAGCGACTAACTTATTTAGATACATTAAACGAGGAGCATTTTTCAAGATTCCTCACGGAAATCCTACAATTACTATTGAATACCGAGCTGATGACGCAGCAGCTTGGACTTCTACTCTTCCAGCTCAAGTTGAACTGTTTCTAAATCCGTCTTACTATTAGAAAGGGAATATATGATTGACAATAATTTACCTATGAGTCCAATTCCTAGCGAAATTGTTCAAGTATATGACCAAAACTTCAATCTAATTGGAGCAAGTGATGAAATCTTTAGCAAGCATTACGAAGATGAAATTGTGACTCGAGCTCGAGGGAAAGAAACTTTCACTTTCGAAAGTATCGAAACCTCATCTATCTATCAACACTTAAAGGTTGAAAACATTATCCAGTATGGAGGTAGATGGTTTCGAATTAAATATGCTCAGGACGTAGAAGATGTCAAAGGGCTTACCAAGTTTACCTGCTACGCCTTATGGTATGAACTAGCAGAAGGATTGCCTAGAAAGTTGAAACACGTTGCTTCTTCTGTAGGAACTGTCGCGCTAGATATTATCAAAGACGCAGGCGAGTGGGTTCGACTAGTTTGTCCTCCAGATGGTGCTAACAAACAAGTTCGAAGCATAACGGCCGCAGAAAATTCAATGCTTTGGCATCTTCGATATCTTGCAAAGCAATATAATTTAGAATTGACGTTTGGATATGAAGAGCTAATTAGACAAGAGGTTCGAATTGTTCAAACCGTGATATTCCTTCAACCTTACGTCGAGTCTAAAGTAGACTTTCCTCTTGTAGTTGAAGAGAATTTGAAATATGTCACACGTCAAGAAGATTCTCGAAACC